ATCAGTGGTTCGTTCGTTTGTACAATGGCACTGAATTCTTTGTCACTGAGTTTCGTAACGGTATGAAGATGGGTGCTCTGTCTCATCAACTGTTGCTCTCCTGAGCATAACTTAGTCCACACATTCACCACTGCATTGTTATCATGAACTGCTTCGAACTTTTCGAACTCAAAGAGAACTATGTCAACCACATTATCGATGGCATGGATATGGACTCTCTGGTGCAATTGGCGCATGATTTGTTAATGGATGAGTATGAAAAGATGAGTGAGGATGAGATGATTGAAGAGATCAAAGATCTGTATGATGAGGATACTTTGATCGACCTAATCCCTGACGCTAAGTAACACTCGGCCGCGGCAATCACTGATTCTCAATAGACTTTCTTATTGAGAATCGCGGCTCAACTAGTACAACCACACTACCACGTTATGGGCGCTAGGACCTTCCCTCATCACGAGAATTACAGCACAGGCAGTCCACTTCCCAAACTGGTCTACCAACTCGCCAAACGCGCTCTGGGCGTGCTTATAATGTCATCATGAACAAAACACCTGACCTCGCCGCCATCCTCGCTGACTACACCCGTCAGCACAACGCCATGATGGCACGGTCTGCCGCCAACCGTAAGGCGTTCGCTGAGGGTCGCCCTTTCCCCTTCCCTGCCCCTGAGTGCCAATCCACAACCTGGCACATCAGCGACCGCCACTGAGCGGCAGACCGACTAGGATACACACAACAAACAAACACACACAACACCATGATCAGCAACTACAACGGTTGGGCAAACTTCGAGACCTGGAATGCTGCCCTGTGGATTGGTAATGATGAGTTTCTCTACAACACTGCCAAGGCATGTGTAGAGTTCTGCTCTGAAGATGAGACCCCATGGGATAAGTTCCAACGCTGCATGATGGAGGGGCAGATTGGTCGTTTCATCGGTCAAACTGGCGACGGTGTTGAGTGGGACAACGTGAACATTGATGCCGATGAGATGAATGAAATGATGGCAGATCTTTGACCCATTCTTTACATCAACACCATGACTGACAAACAACTCAAACGCCTTGCACTTGCCAACGGTTGGATTAAAGAACGCAATGGCAGTAAGCATGAGAAATGGGTGCATAAATCAGGCAATGTGATGACTATTCCCTACAGACCAAAGGAACACACAGCACGACACATTGCGAGGCGATTAGTTACACTTAGCGCCTGACAGTAAGGTATACGGGGGGACAGTGATTTGTCCCCCTTATTTGTTAATTAGGGTCGCCAAGCGGGTTTGGGACTCCTACCCCTTCCCTAACCTACAAAAGTATCCAGACGACCGATAAATATATTTGAAAATTGATTTTTCAAAACCTTGAAATAGAAAAAATTTTCCCAGCAAAAAAATGAGCGAAAACCTTTTTGAAAACTTTACGGGTATATTAGAAAACTTTGATAAATTCTGCGACGAGTTTGAAAGTCGCGCCGCAGAGTCATTCATGAGAGGAGATACAAATAATGGAGAAGTCGTCAGAGCAGCCACAGCAAAACTTGGAGGAGAAACTCCTAGTGCTGTTACAGAGATTGGAGAGTCTGGAGTTGAGGGTATCTCAGTTGGAGAGACCGACGATTGCGTATAGACGCCCAACAGGGAGGGATTACGAAACATTGTCAGACACTCTAGATTATTTGCACAATAATGTAGAAGAATTACGTAATGCCAGTACCAGTACTTAATATATTTGCAAATACGGTAGGAGGGATTGGATTTATTCCACCAGCAGATGGATCTGCTGTTGCAAAATTATTACGAGAAAACCCAGACGTACCAAATTATTACGGGAGATTTTATCCGAAGAACACTGCGGATGAGTTAGATATCTATTCACCTTCGCTAACTACGGATACACCTCCCTGGATGCAATGGGAGGAGATGGGAGGCACTGATATCTGGATGATAGGAGGTGGTACATTTGGTGGAAGGGAGAAGATCATTGATATGCAAGTAGAGGTAACTCATATCAATGTATGGGATAGGGGATCATTTTTTGTAGATGATCAGAGTGTGCAAGCAATCTTAGGACCTGTTCCAGATGATGCATTTCATACTGAGAGGAGGAACTTATATTATAAGAAGTATAGTAGTTCATATTATAATGAATTGTATGAAGGCAGTACACCAGTTGGGTTATATGACGATCCTAAAGAAGCCGATACAATGGATCCTGGAATTGTAATAGAGAACAATTCAAGTCAATACTTACCAGACCTTTTAGCAAGTCCATTTGTTCTCAATGGTATGTTAGGATTATGTCAAGTCAGTGGAAAGATAACAGATTTTTCATTTTATGATCATGAGATGATTATAATCAATGGAACGAAGTTTGGTCAAGTACAATATGATACAGTAGCAAGGAATTATTACTTTGCGAATGCAACAACACCAGAAGAAGAGATTGATCTATTACAGAATGGATATGATGCAGATCGGTATGCTGAGATTTTTAGAGTCAGAAGTGATGGTGTATGGGTAAAGAAAGGTTTAGATATTGTACCAGATCAAGGTCAACCTGCATTGGAGACAAGTGATGGTAGACCAGATGCTGTGTATGGATGGAAGTTATTAGAACGTAATGGCAAACTCTATAAACCAGATGCATATTCATTTAAGGATTATTTGAAGATATCAGAAGGTGGAGATTCCTTTTGTCCTATATGGGATGAATTTACTAGTAATTCACCAGCATTAGATGCAGAAGGTCAACCATATACAGAATATGAAGCAGGTTTGATATATGATACAAGAGTATCAGAGTTAGATACAATTGTTATAACATTCAAAGTAGCATGTCAGACAATTATTATACCTGATGATGAATTAGAGTATGGATTTGAAGAAGAGGAAGAACTTGAGAATCTTCTTGATTTGGGACTAGAACAATATAGTTCAGAATTACTTTCAAATATTTGGTATTTCTATATGCCAGTAAGGTATAATCCAATATACTTGGGAGATATATTAAATACTTACATCAATAAATCAGCATCTGTTCAAGAAAATGGCTAAACCCGTCGCTTTACATGTACCAGTACCTTACCCAACCCACTTCCCATTCTTACCACCATTTTACAATACACCTGGAGTAGGTCATTCCGCTACTGTGTATATGAATGGTCTTCCTGTGCATCGAGTAGGAGACACATCTGATATTCATTGTATACCTGGCACAGTACCACCTGTATGTGATGTTGATATTGTTATTGAAGGTGCATATCCTACTGTGATTTGCGAGGGCAGACTCCTGGCACCTGTGGGAGCAAAGACAACTGGAGCATTTATCGCAGGTCCAGCAGCGACTACTGTGATTGTCAAAGATTAGTTTTTGTGGTATACTAATAAAGTCTTTTTGGAAAACATATGGCACGAAGTAAAATTGGTCTAAGTGGTCAGCAAATGATTGAGTCCACTCCTAAGTGTACTCGTCAGGGCAAGAGCAAGAATACAAAGTATGCTGCTACCTCTCGTAATAAGGCACGTAAAAAATATCGCGGTCAAGGCAAGTAATGAAAGATTTACTGTTCATCTCACAGGATAAAGAGATGGCACTCATTCAGGAGATGTCATACAAAATTCAAATGTCAGGTTGGGATATTCACCCCAGCAAGACATGTTTTTTGTGTGTTTCTCCTGATTACTCTAGTATTGTTACACAACATCTCTCGCATTCATTATCAATGGATCGGGAGATTTTTCATATAGAGGCAGTCAATGTGCCATTTCCTGATGAAAACCCTTCCGAGTACATGATTAACTTTGAGTTGAATTTTGCGGAATGGGTATTGGATTGGGATAACTTTGTACTTTGTGAGGCAGGTGTTATCAGAGGTGGGAACTATACTTGGATTACTCAGAGTATGGAAAAGTTCTCCGAGAAGAATTACTACACTTTATCTCTATGTGAGAATATTCATAGTAAATATAAGAGTGATCTGGTCTCATTGTATTATGATGACAATGGTGAAGATTTACATTTCTGGTGGGAGAGACCAAATAATCATTGGACCTAAGCGCCGAGCGAGAGGGATAGTAACCCCGTAAAAAGTTCTAATAAAACTTTCTAACGGAGAAAACCAATGGGACTATTTCCTGTAGACAAAAGTGAAGAGTTTGTACAAGAAGGTATGACACTGATCACCGAAACAGACAGTGATCGTCTTCTAGATGCCGCTGCAAGGAAGCGTAGAGCACAGAAGAAGGAAGAACTATACCCTCTTCCCGAAGACCGTCTAGAACGCCCTTGTGGAGGCGCGGGCGGATTTGATGATTATGTCGAGCGTTGGCACGAGTGAGATAAATAGAAACAGCCTATTGCTGTGTCTAAATGCCTACCTTTCAGACATTTAAGGATCTGAGTGTTACATTCAAGAAACATCCAGTTACGGATGACTTGGTAACTATTAAGGATAAGGCAGCGATTTCACAAGCGATCACTGCCTTACTTCTTACTAATAAAGGAGAAAGACCATTTCAACCTGATTTGGGATCTAATATCAAGCGAGTTTTATTTGAACCATTAGATTTTGGTTCTGCTGGTATTGTTAGAGGAGAAATTCTCTCAACACTAAAAAGATATGAACCAAGAATTGTAGTTCAAAATATTGGTGTATTTCCAGACTCCGTGAATAATGGATATAATGTTGAGTTGGAATATAAGATTATTGGTCGTGATGATCAGACAATAGCAGTAGAATTCGTTCTAGAGCGTACACGATAATGCCTTACACTCAGGTTGCCAATTTAGACTTTGCTGATATCAAAGCTGTTCTCAGAGAATACATGAGAGCACAGTCAGATTTTACTGACTATGACTTTGAGGGCAGTGCATTAGCGACTCTAATAGACACACTCGCCTACAACACTTATTATACGGCGTTTAACACTAATATGGTAGTCAATGAACTATTCATTGATTCTGCCACCCTCAGGGACAACGTGGTCGCCTTAGCGAAGCAATTAGGGTACAGACCCAAGTCGATCACGTCTCCGACAGCATATGTATCATTTGCAGTTGCATATGGCAACTCAACAACTGATACTGAACTTTCACTGAAGAAAGGAACAGGATTCATTGCTTCATATGATAATTCAATATATCAATATGTTGTAACTGAAAATGTGAAAGCACAGGTATCAAATGATCAAGCAATATTTGAAAATATTCCTGTAAGAGAAGGAACATTTGTAACAAATACATTTACTGTAAATAGTTCGTTACAGTCACAAAGATTTATATTAGATAACAAGAACATTGATACTAACACTATCCGAATAGAAGTATTTCCTACTGGTGGTAGTTTTAGCGAACCTTACACTGTTTCCGATAATATTCTTGATGCTAATTCAGAATCAAAAATATTTTTCTTAGATGAAATTGAAGATGAAAGATATGAAATTATTTTTGGTGATGGTATTTTAGGGAAAAAACTAGAAAACGGATCACGAATTGAAATTTCGTATATTACAACAAATGGACCAGAGTCAAATGGAGTGAAAACATTTGTTTTCTCTGGTGTTCTCGAAAATCCAGAAGGAGTATCACCAAACAACTACACAGTTACTATAAACTCAACGGTTGCTTCTTCTGGTGGTGAGGAAGTAGAATCTATCAAGAAGATTAAGTTCAATGCTCCAAAATCTTATGGAGCACAAGATAGAGCAGTAACAGCAGATGACTATGGTGCTATTGTCCGTAAGATATATCCAGCAGTAAGTGATATTATTATTTTTGGTGGCGAGGATCAAGATCCACCAGAATATGGAAAAGTTTTTATTGTACTAAAACCATCTGATGCTTCTTATCTAACTTCTTTTACAAAAAATCAAATTGTAGAAGAGTTACAAAAATATGTTGTAGCGTCTATCGAACCAGTAATTATCGATCCCTCCATACTTTATATTGAGATGTCTAGTAAGATTTACTATGACAAAAATAAAACAGATAAAACTCCATCTCAAATTAGAGATATGGCAATAGGATCAGTACAGTCATATTTGGACAATTCAAACACTGAAAAGTTTAATGGCAAGTTCAGATACAGTAAATTTATTGGTGTAATTGATGACTCTGATGTCTCTGTAAATTCAAACCTAACTGAGATAACAATGAGGAAAGATTTTTATCCTCAGTTAAATTCTACCTTCTATTATGAAATTTGTTATCAAAATGCATTTGATAAAGATTGCGAAGGACCAACCCTTTCTACAACTGGTTTTAGGGTTACTGAGTATCCTAACTTTGATGTTTATCTCGAAGATAGGGATGGTAAAATTGTCCTATATAGACTAGATAGCGTAACTGGCGAGAAAGTTGTTCTTGACAGCGAAGTTGGTGATATTGATTATGAAAAAGGCGAATTAAAAATGTACGCTTTGACTATTATCAAAGGTAGTTTCTTTGATAATAGAATTTCTGTTAGGGTAAAACCATTGTCTAATGATGTCAAGGCACTCCGTGAGGTATATCTTGATGTTGATGTTGCTAATTCATCGTTCACTGCATACAAAGAGTAAGTAAATGCCTGCTAAGACTAAGAGAATTTCAACTCTAATTGAGTCTCAACTTCCTTCATTTATTTCTGATGAGTACGAACTTTTTGCTAGGTTTGTAGAGAAGTATTATGAATCACAAGAAGTTCAAGGCGGTCCTTTAGACATTGCTAATAATCTTTCAACTTACTTAGATATTGATTTTTATGAGAAGGATATTCTCAAGCAAAATGATGTTTTGGTTGGAAACATAAGCGAAACTGATACTTCTATTACATTAGAGGATGCATCATCATTTCCAGAAAAAAATGGTTATGTAAGAATTAATGATGAAATTATATTTTATGCATCCAAAGTAGGAAATGAGTTACAAGAGTGTTTTAGAGGTGTTAGTGGAAATACTAAACTAGGAGATCTGTATTCTTCTAGCAATTTTCAAAGCACTGATGCAGGTGCTCATTACTCTGGGGCAACTGTTTATAATATAAGCAATTTATTTCTTTATGCATTTGTAAAAAACTTTGAATCTCAATACTTAGGATCATTCCCAGAAAAGTATCTTAAAGGTGAAGTAGATAAGAGAACTCTTATCAAAAACATTCAAAAGTTCTACAAATCAAAAGGAACTGCGAGTTCTATCAAATTTATATTCAATACTATTGTTTCTAGAGAACCTAATGATTCTCCAGAAGTATACAATCCTAAAGATTTTACATATAAGGTTTCAAAATCTGATTGGATTAGTGCATATGCCATCAAAGTAAAAGTTTTGAGTGGAGATCCAAAATCTTTAGTAGGTCAAAGAATTGTTCAACCAGAGACTGAAGAATATGGATTTATTTCTGCAGTTGTAGATAATGTAAAAGAATCTGGTAATTATGATGGCGAACAAATTTGGGATATTATTTTAGCACCAGAGACTGTAACTGGAAAATTTGCTGTTTCGACAAAAACAACACTAACAAGAAATCTAAGTCAAAATGATGGTGTTGGAAAACGTGTAAATGTATTCTCTACTGTTGGATGGGAAAATACAGGAAGTATTTTAATTGGATCTGAAGTCATTACATTTGAAGAAAAAAATGTAACTCAGTTTACCATCAAAAAAAGAGGAAACATTACATATAATCATTCAGAAGGAGATTCTGTATATAAACCAGTTATCTTATCTTCGGGCAATGTTGAATTGCTTTCTCTCGGTATTGTATATAATTTTGATATTACTGATGGTCAACCACATTCATTTGAAGGAGATCAGGTACAAGTATCTAATCCTGGATTTGAAACATCGGACCCCAAAATTGTAAACTCTGGTACAAATGTTTCTAGATGGGTTCTTTACAATAATCAAAATGTAAGTATTCCTACAAACACAACTTTACAACAATCAGTTGATGATTTGTCTACTGATGTTTCTGCTATTTTTGCAGATGATCAATATTATTATATCACATCTTCAGGATTTCCATCACATGATATCTTGACTGGTTCTGATGTATCTGAAACCCTTTTAGATCAAAATATTCTTCGCATTATTAGAAAGAATGCAATCAGAACTACAGAAAAGTACAAAACTCCAAAGGTTGATACTGGCATACTTCTAAATGGTATAAGAACATATAGTTATAAAGATACCGAAAGTATTCGTTATGGTATCTTAGAATCGATTGATGTTGATGTTAGAGGTAGTGGTTATATAAAACCACCATTTGTTTTACTTGATGGAGTTCCAAATAAAGCAAGAGCAATACTTTCTGGATCTGTAGTAGAAAGTTATGTTGTAGACACTACAGAAGTTTTTCGTAGAAATCCTTTAGTAGAAGTAACTTCTGGTAGAGGAGCAGTTATTCGTGCAATTGTTACTGGAGATGAAATTACTAGTTTGGTAATTGATAACCCTGGAGAATACTATTCTTCTCCACCACTAGTTGTTATCAGTGATTCAAATGGTAGAGGTAAATTTGCAGATTATACTGCTACTGTTAATACCAATGGACAGATAACAGGATTTACTCAAAATGCAACTGGAAAGTTTTATAATCAACAAACGGTAAGAGTTGATATTATTCCTGTTGGTTCAGGTGCTACTGCAAAACCAGTTCTAACAGAATGGAATTATAATAGATACGAAAAACTAAAGAATGATCTAGACACTGAAAATGGATATCTTTTTCAGAATTATACTTCTTCTTTAGAATATGGATATGGATATGTTGCAAATCCAAAATCACTAAGAATATCTAAAAATGATAATTTGAACCTTGGTGACACTGAACCAGCAACAAAAACCCACTCCCCAATCCTAGGATTTGCTTATGATGGGAATCCTATCTACGGTCCATTTGGATATCAAGATCCCCTAGATGATGTTTCCAATGTAATTAGAATGACTTCTAGTTACAGTTTGAATAACACTAGATCTAAAGGACCACTTGTTTCTAGTTATCCATTAGGAACATTTGTAAATGATTACACTTATAATCATAAATCAGGAACACTTGATGAAAATAATGGAAGATACTGTGTAACACCTGATTATCCAGAAGGAACGTATGCGTACTTTATTACGATTGATGAGAACCAAGAACCACAGTTCCCATATTTAATTGGAGAAAATTATTATTCATTGCCAGTTTCTAGTAACTATGATTCTCCAATTACACAAAATGAAATACCAAAAAGAGCAAAAAGATTTTTCTCTCCTGGTATACCAAGAAATGGCGAGGGAGTATTTGCACAAATTGCAGATGTTAGATCTGGAACTGTAGATGCTATCACTAGTGTAAAATCATCAGATAATTTTTCTGTAAATTCAAGAGTATATTTTGATAATAGAGGTTCTTTTGGTAATAGTGCAGAAGCATTAGTAGAGTCTGTAAAAGGTAAAACTGTATCATACTTAGATAGTTTCGAAAACAAAGTAGTAAAACTTACTACCATTCAAAATGCTTACTTGTTTACTGATGATATTCTTCGTCAACCATCATCACAAGCTTCTGGAACTATTGTAGGCAATATAGAGAATGATAATGTTATTGTTCTAAAAGATGTTGTAGGAACGTTTGATAATACAGGAACATTTTCTGCTGATATCAAAACCTTCTTCTTATTACTAGATCAGAAAAGTTCTTTTACTAAAGGAGCTACAGTAAGTCTCACTGATGGTATCAATGCTGCTGTAGCAACAGGAGAAGTTCTGAATGGAACAAGTCAGCAAAACACACTAGAGATAAAAGTATTATCTGGAGATTGGTTAGAGTTTAATGATCCAGATTTTGATTATTTTTTACAGTCCGATGATTTCTTCAATACATCTGGTTCAAGAGTAGTAACTCTTACTTCATTAAGTGATAATCTAGAACCATTTGAAGTAAATCAAAGTGTCGCTTTAGTAGAGACTACAGAAAATCATGGTCTTGGTATAGGTGACAGTGTTAGTATTGACATATTCCCAAATGATAGCGAGAAAACAAAAACATATTTTGTAAGAAATAGGTTATATCAAGAAATAACTCTAAAAACTCCAGAGTTTAGTACTACTATTGATGATACTGGTGTAGGAAGATTCCAGATTCTAAATGGTGGTGCAGACTACACCCCAGGTTTATATACTGATGTTCCTCTTACTGGTGGAGATGGTACTGGTCTTACTGCTAATATAACAGTATCTTCTGCTGGTATTGTTTCTGATGTTCAGATTGAAACAAAAGGATCTGGATATACTAAAGCAAATTACCTTAGTGTTGAAGATGATCAATTAGGAAGAGCATTAGCATCACAGAGCACATCTAGACTAACTTTGTATGTTGATCATGTTGGTTATGGAAAAGGTTCTACCAGATTGATTGTATCGAGTTCTGTTGGATTAGTCGAAGGGGATTTGATTAAAGTTGGGGATGAGGTGCTTGAAGTATCATCTATTAGTGGTAAAACTCTAACGGTTTTGCCAGGAAGAGAGAATACAGAACAGTCAGATCATTATAACGATCAACCAGTCTCTTTATACAAAGCAAGTTATAATTTCCCAGAAAATTATCAATTATCAAATTCTTCTGGATCTGGATATGTAAAATCATATGATCAATCAACACAAAAAGCATTGATTGTATTTAATTACAATATTGGTATATCAAATGCAGAAATTATAAACATCAATACATCTTTCTTTGACGCAAGTCAACCATCCAGAACTGTTTCCGTTAAGTCAGTAGAACCAATTGAATATAAGTTTGAATTTTCAGAAGGTGATGAAAACGGACAAGATGGTGTGGACTCTGTATTTGTTGTAAATCCTATTATTGAAATACAAGAATATTATCGTTATGTTTTTGACACTTACCACCCATCAATGAATGGAATTTCTTTTGATGTAAGTCCAAGTAAAAATTATAACATAATTACCGAAGAAAAATTAGTATCAACAATTGCACCTGGAAATCCAGGATCTTATACAGAAGTAAAATTTGGATTTGGTTCTAGAATTGCAACTAATCAATATACCAACAAAGTAGGAACAGATTTTAGCAATTTCTATTACTTTGATAAAAATGGAATAGTAGATTCTGATGGAAAGTATTTGACTATTGTTCAAGATCCTTTACAAGGACAAAAAACTGTAAATTATGTAACTCCAAATAGATTTGTATATGATATCGATTCTCCTCCACTTTGGGATGGATCTGGTACTATTACATACACCACATCTGGACAGTTTGCCGTTGGTGAAATCAATTCATATAAAATTATCAATTTAGGATCAGATTATAAAAAGACACCAATTATTACTGGTGTTTATCCAAACTCCAATTTTATAGCAACTGCTACAGTTGTATTTGACGAAGAAACAAAATTAATTACAGGAATTGATATTGATACAGTTGGGTCTAACTATTCAAAACCAAAAGTTGTTGTAGTTGATGGAGATGGTGAGGATGTAGAATTTGAAGCAGTTGCTTCTGATGGAAAAATATTTTCACTAACTGTAAAAAATCCTGGTCGTAACTATACATATGCTCCAATAGTAAACATTATAGAAAGTGATGTAGAAGCATATGTTGATAGTTCTACTATTGGCATTCCTCAAAGTGTGAGTATTATACAAAATGGAGGAGCATTCCACCTCGATAAAACTATATCTTCAGATTTTACTTCAAAATATACCGTTTCACTAACAACACCAACCATTGGAACATTTGCAAAAGGTGAGACTGTAGTACAAACAGTAAATGGTACAGAAGTACTAAGAGCAAGAGTATCTGAATCGAGAGTAGGATCAAATTTATTAAAAATAGAAAACGTTGTTGGAACTATTAGAGAAGATGTACGTATTACAGGTCTTGTTTCTAACAGCACTGGTACAGTAAAATCTGTATTTGTTTCTACACTAAAAGAAAATATTACTTCTTCTTATGATAATATCGGTTACTTCAAATCTGATAGAGGTAGACTTGGTGCAGAAAATCAAAAATTACTAGATAGTTTCTTCTATCAAGATTATTCTTATGTTGTAAAATCTAAGACTCCAATTGATCAATGGAGAGATTTAATCAAGTCTACAACTCATCCAGCTGGATTTAGACTATTTGGTCAAGTTGACATTGAGACATCTTCTGGCACTGAGATGCCAGTTGACACAACAAAGTCTAGTCATTTTAGTATTGTACAATTATGGGATCCTAACAAGAATAAAATTACTGTAGAAAATACTAGAAGAACTGTTACTCAAATTGTTCAAAAAGTAGAAAATACTAGAGAAATACAAGGACTTGGTTCTGTCTCCTCAACAGAATTCAACTTCAATGAATCTGTTGCGTTTACTTTCAGGATTTATAACAATGCTCCTGGATATTATGATGATGTTATCGCTGATGGTAAATCATGGTGGTCAAAAAACTCTTTCGATGGATACTATGATAATGACGGTAGACTACAAGGAACAACAACTTTCCAACTAAGAAATAATAACGATCAAATATTCACACCACCAAGTGCTAAGAATTTAGTTGTTACTTTAGATGGTGTTCTACAAGAACCAGAAGTAGCATATACAATTTCTGGTAATAATATTATTTTCTCTCAACCACCACTGGGTCCAAACCAAAAATTAACTGGTGCTAATCTTTCCGAAACTACAGATTATTCTGGAGTAACTTTCTATGGAAGATATTTTAGTTTCAAAGATAGTCAATATAATAACAAACATTTCAGAAAATTAAGAAATATTTTCCAACGTAGTGGAAGGTGGTTAGATGCTGCTAATCAGATTGAAAGAAATATAGAATTTATTGTTGGCGAATCTGTTGGATATGGCAGAGAGATTTATCCATCTCTTGATTGGAGCACAAAATTAGATGATTATCAAGATAATATCAGAAATATCTTAGATGCATATCAGCACGACATTAGATTTGGCGGTAATGTAAAAACTGCTGATTACAGTCAGATATTTGTTGATGATAGTGATTTCTCTTACTTGACTACCAACAAAACAGAATCTCTAGATATTTTTAGATACGCTACAAATTTAGCACGTCTTGCTGTTAGAAATTGGGATCTTACTTTAGAGGTAAATTATTTACAGGGATCATTTAAACTTTCTGTAGAATCTACAAAAGATCTTGCTGTCGGAATGCATATTAGTTCTGGTCAAGCATATCCAGCAGGAACAAAAATTGTAGCGATTGATAGTGAAACACAAGTAACATTATCGAATGCAGCACTATCTAATTCTGGTGGTGGTGGCGGTGCTCCTGTTGGTGACACTATTCTAGACGGAGATACTGATGGTGACGCTATTGTTCCTACTAGCACTTTGATTATTGAACCAGGAACTACTTATACAGTAAATGAAGGAGATACTGTAGGAGTTCCTTCTTCTTTCTCTGGAGCTGCTACAGCAACGTTCTTCTTTAGCAGAATTAATAGTGGCAGATATTATGATGCATCAGATCTAATTGAAGCAAATAGAGAATGGATTGCTGCTCAGTCATTATGTGATGCTGAAGTTGAAGAAGCATTCCCAACATCATACACTTACTGGTATGAAAATCCAAGGGATTTTTGGAATCCAGTACTGAAGTATATTGATGCTGTAGTATATCATCTAAGATATGGAGGAAATAAAGATGTTGCAGAATATTCATATACTGCAGATTTTACTCCACCATCAGCACTTTTATATGCACCATATTCACTTGCAGAAAGTTTAGTTGATTCAGAAGATTTTATATTGCAGCATTCTACTATTGTAAAGACTGCTTTGAGTAAAGCTACTGATTATATGATTCAAGCAATGAGAAATACGCTTTCTGGTAGACCACCATCAGATAATAATTGGTCATCGTTTGTTCCAGATGCTTATCAAGATCCAGAAGTTATTGTTGATACACAAATTCCCGTTTGTGCTGATGTTGCAAGTACTCTCAATACTTTTAGAGATATTTTAGAAGAAACACTACAAGGAAACTACACTACAGAGATTGTACCTGCAAATGATACAAAAACTGGATATTGGACTTCATTGAAACCATATGTAAATTATACTCTAATTCCAGATCCAAATTTACCATATAATGGAGAATGTGATGATGTTGTCTCATCTATAGATTCTTTATATGATAATCTTGATGACATATTTAATGGTGTGTCTTACACAAGATCTCTTCCAGATTATATTGATGGAGAAAACAAAATCTTTGAATTGTATTGGGAAGATGGATCTGGAGTATTCACTGAAGAAGATGAAGATTTATTTGTAACAATAAATGCTGTCTTACAGAGACCAAAATACAATGCCGATTATCCTGGAGAAGATTCTTATTATATTGATAGAACTACAGTCCCCAATAAAATAGTATTTGATGTTGCTCCCATTTGGGATCAAGATTTTGGTGCTAAGAGTATTGGTGAACCAACTGCAGTCGAAAATGTAATTGGTATCGGTGTTGGTAATTACAAGAGACTTACTATTGATAAATCCCTTCTTGATGGAACTAGAGTAGGACCATTCTTGATTTTAGATGTAGAAGATAACACTGTAACTAATATTGAAGAAAAAGAATATCTTTATGTCTTTGTTGATGGTATTTTGCAAAGAGAGGGATATTCGTATACTGTTGTTGGTCCAAATATCTACTTCAATGTTCCCATCAAAGAAGAGATGAATATTGATATGCGTCTCTTATATGGAAGAGAAGTTGGTCAACTTCTAAATCTTTATGATTTTGAACCAGATAGCTACTATGCTTATGGTGAACTAGCATTACAAGCTACCAATACTGTTCTTGATCAAATAGAATCCAACGTCTGGAGAGGAGATGAAGCTGGTAAAAGAATTCATTGTCTCCAATATAATCAAGATACAACCTACAACGTTATTGGAGAACTATACAATTCATATAGAACTGATGGTGAACTTACATATAGGGTAAAATCTCAGTCTTCTAAATTTATAGAAGAGCAAGATATCATATTTGCTATTGCTGGATCTTATGATACTAGGATTACAATTCCTTGGAGTGATTTTTCTTCCGTAACTTTATCATATGAAGAAGATGAAGTTGGAAGAAAAATAACAAAAACAGATAATATCTGGTATGGAACTTCATTACGCAGATCTTATAGATCTCCATTTGTAAATCTAGCAACAGGAGATCAGATTAAAATAGATGGACAGGATAAGTTTAGAAAAATAAAAACTCTTCCTAGTACTGCTACTAGTAAAGAAGGCAGAAGAAACGAACAAATAACTAATAATATTTTTGGTACGGTTTCAGTAGAATCTTATGCTGGCATCACTCGTGGCGAAGGATTGTCAGTTGTTGCCATCATGGAAACTGTGGATGATGGAAATGGCAATGAGGTTCTTACTGGCAGAATTGAAAGACTTGAGTGGAATCAGAGAAGTTATGAACCAATAACTCAACCAACAGCATATCAGTATTATACTCCACCAATTTTAGAATTTGAACCACAAAATGGTGATGGTGGTGGAGCTCGTGCATTAGTAAGTGTTTCTAAAGGTCAAGTAGTCAGTGTAGACTTGATCAATCCTGGATCTGGTTATACTAAAGCACCTATAGTTAGAGTTGCACGAAATTATACGGTTCTAAAAGACAGAGATATTGGTGTTTCTTTAATCAATAATAGTTTTGAAGTTTCTCTATCTCCTTTTAGTCTTGTCGTAAGTTATTCTCTTGATATAACTTTAGAAGGTCAAGGAGACTTAGTAACTTCTAGTGCATTTGTACAAATGCCAGGTGAAGATGAAACTCTGAACAATCTAGAAAATAGATTGATTACGCTTTTTGTAAAAAAAGATGTAGATGTATCAGATTTAATTTTATCAAAGCAGATCACTATCATTCCTGCTACTAGCGTTGATACTGTTACTATTCCTCAACCTACCAAGAATTCATATGCAATCTCTGTACTTGAACTAGAAAGACCAGCAGCACTCAGCGAATCAATCGTAACAGATATTAGAAATAGAGAGTTTGTTAGTGTAATAAACACCGTAATTACAAATCCACTACTATCTAATGTCAATCAGTATGAAGTTGGTGCTTATCTTGACATTGATGCTCTTCTTACAGATACTATACTATACATTCCAGACACTACTAAATTCAGTTCTAATGGAATACTTTTAGTTGGTGATGAAATAGTAAGATACTCAAGAAAGCTTAGTGATCGTTTCCTTGATGTAGAACGAGCACAAAAAGGAACAACAGCACAATTCTGGCCAGCTGGAACGTTCCTTAGACAAATTCCAGATCTAGTATCTGTTGCATTTGGTGGAGTTGCTTCAATTCAATCCGAATCTTCTGTAAGTTTTGATGCTACCAGTGCTAAAATTGAGATTGTATTCAATTATGAATTTGGAGATAACGAAGATAGCATAGTAACATTAGAAGAACCAACAAAAAATAGCGAAGCAGTTAGGTTCTTACCTGGATCTGGAATTTATGACAGATATGTAGAAACTATCTACATGTCAGAAGATATTCTTACAAGATCTGGAATAATAACTGGCGTTGATGTTACTGTCGTAGAACAAAGATCTAATACAGTAACAGTACGTAACATAGAATTTGGTAGTGATGATTATTTTGTTGGAAACTATGAACCATTCAATGCAGGACCAAATATTGGAAATCTAGATACAGTGTCTTGGGATTCTGGAGAATCGTTTGTTTCGGGTGTGTCAATTGAAGAATATGAGTTACATTATAATTCTTTGACAATTCAAGATTTTACAGATAGAAAACTTTCCAGTTACACTATCTCCAGAGACTATGTAAACCTCGTCAATCCATCTATTCAAAATCCAGTACAACATGTAGCTGGTGGTACACCAATTGGCAGCAGTGTAAATGTACACTCTACTCACTTCTTCCCAAGTTCTGGATATTTCTACCACTCAGATGGAACAGACTATGGTATTGTATACTATGGTTCTAAGACTTCATCTAGTTTTGAAGATTGTGTGAATTATAGAGGTAACTTTGCTATTGGTCCTAACTCTGATATTATACCATATACTGGATCAGAATCTAGTTTTGTTACTCCTGTATATCAAGAACCACAGTTAGATTTGAACTTTGCGAATGCCAAGTCACTCAACAACCAAGTGACAAATTCAAATCCAATTACGTTCTCTAGAAATAGCATTGCTACTTACGTTGATGAGAATGGCATTATTCAAACTGCTCAGGCAAATGAGGCAAGATTTACTCATGATTCAAATGGCAATTCTCTTGGATTGTTGGTGGAGGAGGAGAGGACGAATTACGTTTCAAATTCTTTAAATAGTGATTTTCTGTACACATCTCCTAAGCAATTTTACGAACTTGGGTTTGGTGGATTTTCGATGCCTGCAGGAACCAATCATAATTTATGGAATAGAAGTAATCTGGATCAATATGGGGTATGGTGGACCGTAACATTCTATCTCTATGATACTGCGGATAATGATGTCAAGGATTATTTGGTAGTTGCTTCACAATATTCTTCTACAACTAGTAGAAGTACAACAGTAGATGGTATTACTCTTACTGCAACAGGTCAAAATGCTCTTGATCCCACAATTACAAATTTAGGGGGAGGATTGTACAAATGCACGGCTATTGTTAGAAATGGAAACGCAGGGGCTACTCCCAGCATATATGTGCGGGCATTAGGCACCTTCTCTGGTGGTGAAAAATCTCTTGTTTCTCATATACAAGCTGAACGTGGGAGATTTCCCACTTCCTACATCCCCACCAGCGGAAGCACAGTAACAAGACAACGCGATGCCGTCAACATTCTCGGAACAAGTTTTACTGCTCTTGGATTTAATGGTGAGCAAGGCACCTTCTATCTTGAGCACGAAGCACTTGAAGGAACTAATAATGATGGCACTAATGAAAATACGCTTCTTTATAATGTAGGTGCTAATGGAAATCTGGGAACATTCTACAATACTAAATCAGATACACAAGATATATTTGTATTTGGTAGTGATTATGGAAGTGCTATTAGAATTGCACAAACTCAAACAATTGATAGAAACAAAGTAGCATTCTCATATGATGCTCCTGTCGCAAGTTATGGAGCATATATTGATGGAGTAGCACAGACAAATGTTACTGATACTAATCCTTATCAAGTGTCTACATATAATCAGTTCAATATTGCTCCGTTTGTTGACAAACCATTCTCTGGTACTATTGGACGCTTGATTTACTGGTCAACTAAAGTAGATGATAATCAAGTAGAATTGATTACTACATAATGGTATAAATATAAATAACTCAGGCACAAATTACAACGTCGGAACAGAAAACCCATGGCTGCTATTATCTCTGATAAATTTAGAATTTTTAATGCGACGCAATTCCTCGAATCGCTCAGCGAAGGTCCTAACGACGCTAGTGCTGAAAGGTCACGTATGTATTTCTTCGTAGGTCGTCCACAACCTTGGGCAGCATACTTAGAAATTTACTCAAAGTCTACTACTGGATTTACAGTTGGTAGAGAAGTTTTTGTTGGTACTTCTGCTGGAGACTACGGAAGTACTGCTTTTAGAGGAACTATTTCCGCTGTTTACGAAAACGCTCTTCTTCTAACAGACATTTTTGGTAGTGGCACTCCTGCATCTTCTTCTGTTCCAACTGTAGGAAGCACTATCTCAGAGACAGGCGATGCTGGTTCCACAATTACTGCTGGCGTAAGTGCAAAAACTGGTGTTTATCGTTATGGAACGGAGGATGTTCCACCTCTACCTTTAGACAACCAGAGAGAAAAGAAAGATATTTACGACGAACTCATTGCAGCAAAGAGAATCACAACAGTTTATGCAAGAAGTGTTATTCGTCGTTATAACTGGAATCTTACCGCAAATCCAAAGTTTGATATGTGGAAGCCCGATTATTCTGCAACTCCTACTGGTGGCGGTCAAACAGGTAAGCAATCAGCAACGGGAGAGTCCAATATTGCAGATTCCAAGTTCTATGTAATGAATTCAACATATGAAGTTTGGAAGTGTCTATACAATGGAGAAACTCCTGCTAATCCATTAGGACAAAACGCATCAGAAGAACCATCAACTGCAAGTGGAAACTATAACAGTGGCACTGGTCTTTATACAGAAGCAACTGGAGCTGGTTACATTTGGAAGTACATGTATACTATTCCAACTTCAGATGTTCTTAAGTTCTTGTCTTCGGACTTTATGCCAATTGTTCTTGCATCAGATCCTTCCAGAATTGGTGTAGTATCACAAGTCGTTGATGGAGCTATTGACGCGGTATTGATTGAGGATGCAGGTGCTAATTTACCATCATCCGCAACACTTTATGCTGGTATCCAAGGAGACGGAACTGGTGGTGTAGTAAGATTTGTAACTAATGGTGCTGGAACTATTACTTCTGCTTCTGTGCAGTCTCGTGGATCTGGATATACATATGCAAATGTTCTTCTTTCTGATGGATTTGTCTTTAGCGACTCTGGTCTAACAAGCACGGTTAGTGTAGGAAATTCTGCTACTGGAGCAATCGAAGCAATTCTTCCTCCAGAAGGTGGTCATGGATCAAATCACGAACAAGAACTTAATGGTAAGCGCGTGATGACAAATGTTCGCCTCACCTATGCTGAAGGTGATGGTGACTTCCCAGTCGATAATGACTTCCGCAGAATTGGTCTTCTAAAAGATCCATACAAAGAAGGAACTACAACATTTGAAGATAGAAGTACGGTTTCTGGTCTAAAAGCAATCAAGATTAGTGGTGCTACTGCAGATTATATTGCAGATGAAAGAATCGAGCAAGTACAAGGTTCTGAGACAGCATATGGAACTGTTGTTTCTTGGACTCTCGATGAAGGATCTACCACAGATGGTGTACTAAAATACTACCAAACTAATACTGAACATGCATATCAAGGAGAGGTAAGAGATTTCGCTTCCAATGGTGCTCAACCAATTACTGGTGCTCAATCAAATGCCTCTGGATCTGTAGTTACTGGATTCAGTGGATCACTTCTAGGTTCTACTTTTGCTTCTGGTTTAGCAAATAGTGATATTGAAAATAATTCAGGCGAAATCATTTATATTGAGAACCGTCGTCTAATCACTCGTGCTCCTGACCAGATTGAAGACATCAAACTTGTAATTGAATTCTGATCTCTAGATTACTTCGCTAAATACTAGGGACAAGATGCTAGTATTTGGCGGAGTACGATGCCACAGAAGACTAACCTTAATGTAAATCCTTACTACGACGATTTCGACGCAGATAAGAATTTTTATAAAGTACTATTTCGCCCTGGATATTCCATCCAAGGACGTGAATTAACACAACTCCAATCAATTTTACAAAATCAAATTGAGAGTTTTGGAAAATACTCTTTCAAGCAAGGCGAACTTGTAATACCTGGAGAAGTTAGTCTCAATACGAAACTAAACTATGTAAAATTATCTTCAGTATCCGAAGTAGCGGTAAATGAAGATAATAATATTGTATATAAAAAATATGATATTACACAACTGATTGGTCAAACTGTTCAAGGTTTGACTTCTGGTGTTGAAGCAGTGATTCTGTCTGTAAATTTAGCGACAGATTCTAGTGCTGATACTCTTTATGTAAACTATATTACCAGTGGAAATTCTAGTGAAGAACTTACTTTTAGACAAGGAGAAACTCTGGAAGTAGTTGATGGAGTAAATACTCCTCTAATGGTTGTAGGTACTGATGGAAGCGTTCTTCCAACTAGTATTTCTGTCACGAATCCAAATACAAATCAAACTATTACATTAGAAAGTCCAGCAATGGGATATGCTTCTGGTGTAAAGGTGGAAGAAGGAATTTATTTTGTCAATGGTTATTTTGTAAAAAATCAAGAAGAGCTTTTAGTTATTGATTCATATTACAATAGACCTTCTGCAAAGATTGGATTTACTATTGTAGAAGATATTGTTACACCAGAAAAAGATTTATCACTATATGATAATGCTATTGGTTCTTCAAACCAAACTGCTCCTGGAGCGCATCGTTTGCGAATTCAGTTAGAACTTAAAAAGTTTGAACTAAATGAAATTACTGATAAGAATTTTATTCAAATTATTACAGTATCACAAGGAGCAATTCAAAAGAAAGTAACAGCAACAGACTACAATTTATTAGAACAAACTCTTGCTAGAAGAACATATGATGAGAGTGGTGATTATGTAGTAGAAGATTTTTCTGTCAATATTAGAGAATATTCACAAAGAAATCAAAATAACGGTGTCTATTCTGCTGATGAGTTTGGATTGTATAATGGTCTTTCTGAATTAGAAGCATCCAGAAAGATGATTGCCAGCGTTGGTCCTGGTAAAGCATATATTAAAGGATATGAAATTGTCAATAAAGAAACAAAATTTTTAGAACTCAATAAAGCAAGAGAAAGTACAAGTTCTGAAAATGTTACTGTCAAAGCAAGTGGACTTCCAACATTCAATATTACTAATGTTTTTGGAAGTGTTCCTCTAAACAAAGAAGGTTCTCAACTAACTGCTTATCCAACAATCTTTTTATCAAACTTATTTAATGACGGATATGTAGGTTTGAGTGGAACTGAGTCTAGTGATAACTATAGAAGTTCTATCAGTAGAAGAGGTCAATTTTTTGATTCTAACATTGGAATCAAAACTATAACTCTACAGATTGTTGATGATGATTATGCAATTGAAACAATCAATGCAAATGATCTAGAAAATACATTTGCCAATCTTTGGTATGTAAGAACAAGAGCAGCAGAAAATATTGTTGACTCTGTTGAAGTACTGTCTTTTACTAAGGTTTATAAACCAGCAATAAATCCAGCACAAGGAGAATCTGCAAAATACTTAGAAATTACTGTTGCTGGAAATAAAAAAGACTTAGAAAATGTTTTAGTGGAATATGATGAGACTTCATTTAATAAAAGGAGAATTTTATTTTTATCAGAACAAGATGCAACTGCAGATGAAGTAGTTCTCAATGCAAGTGAAATAATACCAGGAAGACAATATAAGATTGTATCTGCATCAAATACCAACTGGACTGAAATTGGCGCAGACAGTCCAGATGAAGGAACAGAGTTTGTTGCTAATAATACAACACCAACTGGTCAAGGAACAGTTATCGATTTATCAGCTTCTAAGTTTGCTGAGATAATCGATTATAGTGATACAATTACTCCTGTTATAGGAACAATAAAACCAAATAATTTCTACTTGCAAGAAAGAGGAGATGGATTCAACCCAGACTCCGATATCGTTCTTTCTAAAGGTGTATTAGATCAAGGTGGAGAAGCATATAATGCAAAGTATGCATTGTCTTATTTCGACCCACAATTCTACACTAAAATTATTTTAGATACTATTATAACACAGGGAACTTATGATGTAGGTGAATATGTTTATGGTCTGACTAGCAAAGCATATGGAGTCGTAGAAGGTGCATCCAATGGTGTTTACTCAACAGGGAATATTCTTTTCATAAAAACACTCTCTGGAAAATTCATTCCAGGAGAAACAATTAGAGACGAATCTGGTAATCTATTAAACATTGCAAAAGAAAATACAATTTCTCATTTGATAGTACAGAAGAGAGGAAACGGATATCCTTCTACCACTAAGATAAGAATAAATGGCATTCTCTATAACGAGAGTCAGATTTTAGTTGGTCGTTTAGGTCAATCAATTTATAAGGTTGATATTTTAGACAAAGCATCAGTATCAGAAGAATATACAATTCCACCTGTAGTGACTTTAGATACCGATGGAGCAACAGTTGCTGAGCAAGCTGTTATCGTACCAGTTCTAAACAGAAATACTGTAACTACGTATGCACCAAATAATGTAAAATCCATGGGATGTAATTATGGATCTGGTGGAATTAATACATTTACAGCAGATGTAATATTAGATAATAAAGATTATGCAAATCTTTCTTCTGTAACTGATTTTACTTTCTTTGGTTCCAAAGGAAATAAGTTTTTAGAATCTACAAGTTTCAATTCTGATGCTAGTTCGGTTGTTTCTCAGGGAGATTTAGTACAGTTCTCTGATGTAGATAACAATGTTATTAGAGGTGTAGTGCAATATGCTACGGTACAAAAAGGATCATCTAAAACTAGAATTTATCTAGATGAAACTTTATATGCCGATGTAAATAATACTAGTGTTGTATTGTTACGTCCAAAAGTACAGAATATAAATTCAGGAACTCTCCTTTTCCCAACAGGAGGAAAAGAAGTAAAACAAATTTCTACTGGCGGTGAAGATAGCAAAATCAAATATTATTTCCGTAGAGACTTTGTTGCCGCTGGATCTACTGGTGGAGGTATTATTACATTTGCAGCACAACTTCCATTTGGTACTCAGAGATTTACAACTTTCAATGAAAAGAATTATGTAATCACTGTTCTTAATAAGAATGATGCAGACTTAGTTGAAAACGGTGATCTGATTTACATTGATCCAGACAGTGTTAGTATTGTATCATCTACAGACACTGCGAGTGGATTAACATCAGGAAGTCTATCGATAGAATTGCCATCTAGTTACTTCAATACAAATGTATCATCAATTGCAAACTTTACAGCACCAGAACTAAAACTTACTGCAACTGTAGAAGTAGAAAATGCAAAACCAAGACTAAAAACAGCAATCGAGAATAAAAGAATTGTAGTTGATTCTTCTGGAGATAGAGTAGTTCCACTTAGAGGAACAAATTATGATAGCGATGTTGTGGAAAAACTATCATATTCTGACGTTTATAAGATAAGATATATCTACGAAGGTACAAGTACGCAACCACCAGAAGTTGATAACTCAGGCAATCTTATTTCTGGAAAAGATGTAACTAATAGATTTACCTTTGATGATGGTCAAAGAGATACAATTTACGATGTTTCTAGGATTGTAATCAGACCAGGATTTGAACCAACCGTTGGACAACTAATTATTGGATTTGATTATTTTGAACATTCTCAAGGTGATTTTGCAACAATTGATAGTTACTTACATGAAGCGGGTGTATTAGAAGATGAAATTCCTACATTCAATTCATCAGTTCTTGGAAATATCAATCTAAAAAATGTTATTGATTTTAGACCAAAAGTAAATTCAAATACTATTGTTCCTGGATATCAGGACACTTCATCTTTAGAAATAACTACTAGTAATTTCACTGGATCTGGATCTGTTGTTTCTAGCACTCCTGCGCCAGATGCAAATTTAGAGTATACGTTCTCATTTAGTCAAGTAGAGTATCTTGACAGAATTGATGGTATTTTCTTGAACAAGAGAGGCGAGTTTGTTGTCAAAGAAGGTAACTCTTCATTGAACCCATCCAAACCAGATGACATAAAAGATGCTATTCCATTGTTCTATGCTTACATTCCTGCTTTTACGCCAAGCAGCAAAAATGTAAGAATTACTCCAGTTGAACATCGTAGATATACGATGAAAGATATTGGAAAATTAGAAAAACGTATTGAACGTTTAGAATATTATACAACATTGAGTATTTTGGAGCAACAAGCTCTAAACATGCAAATCAAAGATAGTGTTGGTCTTGATAGATTCAAGAGTGGTTTCTTTGTGGATAATTTTGAATCTCATAGTATTGGGTTCCTATCATCTCCCGATTATAGATGCTCTATTGATAGTAGACAATCTGTATTAAGACCACAATCAAAAGAAGATTCAATTGATCTAAAAGAACTATACACGAGAGAAGATCAAAGAACAGTTGCTGGTTATAAGAAATCTGGTGATATTGTTACGCTTCCATATACTGAACTAAAACTATTAGGAAATGATTTTGCTTCTAAAACTATCAATCCAAATCCATTTGTAGTATTTCAATATGTTGGAGAGGGACATCTTTCTCCACAAATAGATCAATGGTATGCCGATACTATTGAACCATTAATTATTGATACAAATACAAATTTGTATAATATTTTCTTAGCAAAAGAAGATCCAAAAGAAAGTTTGTCTAGTTTATACAATTCATATATTGTGAATTGGGTAGGAACCTCTACTGCTTTCACTCCAATAAATTCATTAGGAGAAAACAATCTACTAATCTCTAAGTCTTCTGTACAGGTTGCTTCAGTTGGTAGTAGTTCAAATGTAAGTCCACAAAATAATGATCTCGCAAAAGGTGTTGTATCTAAAAAAATTGGAGAAAACATTGTATCATCTTCGCTACAATTCTTCGCAAGATCAAAACCAATCAAGTTTGCTATAGAGAGACTAAAACCAAATACTAATATTTCTGTTTTCCTAGAAGGTAGAAATATCAATCGTTGGGTAAATCCAGACTTGAGATTTACTGGAATTGCTGGTAACTCTTTATCTGCTTTCAATGGTCAAATAAAAACAGATAGTAATGGAAATGCAAGTGGGTTGATTCTACTTCCATTTGGTTATGCACCAAAAGAAAATTCTTTATGGGGAGGTGATATCTCTACTGTAGACTATGATACATCTTCCGAAGAATTGAAGTTTACTACAGGAGAACTAACATTTAGATTTACATCCAGTAGCACAAATGAAGATAAGACATCTGTAGATAGTTATGCAGAAATTAAGTATTATGCTTCTGGTATACTTCCTCAAAATCCTTCAAGTATTATATCAACAAAACCTTCATACTTCAAATCAAATGAGGGTGTTCAATTTGTTGACAGCAATACTGATAATCCCATAAAACCAAATCCCCTTGCACAAATATTCAAAGTTGAAAATTATGAAGGTGGAGTTTTTGTGACGGGATTGGATTTATTCTTCAAAGAAAAGAGTGCTACTATTCCCGCAAGAGTTTATTTGACAAATGTAAATTATGAAAAACCAGCAAAAAATATAGTTCCTGGAACAGAAAAATCATTATCTCCAGAAACATATTTGAAGTGTTTCTCTACAGGATCTGTTTCTGTCAAAAAAGATGAGTACATAGTTGGATCTACTTCTGCTGCTTCTGGACCAATCTCCAGAATAATTGATAAGAATGGAGTAGAGTTAGTTGCAAATGCACAAGGAATTTTCTCACTAACAAATGAGCAAGTATACACATTAGTGTTATCCAACCATAATGGAAAGTCGTTCCGTCAAAATGAAGATCTAGAAGTTCCTTCAATTACTACAGCAAATGCTGCAAATGGAACTTCACTCAAATTAAAAATTGCAAAAGATAGCGGAAAACTCTCTGACATTATTATTAAAGAAACAGGATCAAATTATGACAGTGCTGTTCTTACTATAGAAAGTCCACAACTTCCTGGTGGATCAGTAGCAACTGCTCAAGTTAGTGTTTCCAATGGAAAAATTTATAATGTAGATGTTGCAATTTCTGGTTTTGGATATACCGAAGCACCATCAGTTGTCATCAAAGGCGTCGGTAATGGCGCTGGAGGATGCGTAATTGAAACTTTGATAGAGATAGATACCCCAGCAGTTAGAATGGGCATAGCAACCGATTTCGAAGGTCTCACAGAGTCTACTACACCAACTAACTTTATGTTCGATTATCCAGTTTATTTGGAAAATAATACAGAATATGCGTTAGTAATAGAAACAGATTCTACTGATTATAAACTCTGGTCTTCTAAGTTAGGAGAAACTGATATTTCAACTAGTACTGTTATTACGAGTCAACCATCACTCGGATCTTTATACAAATCACAAAATACAGAAAATTGGACAGAAGATCTAGATCAAGATCTAAAGTTCAATATGTATCGTGCCGAATTTGATATCAGCAGAACTGCTGAGTTGTTATTGAAAAATTCCCCACTTAGATATGAAAAATTAACTGCAAATACATTTGAAACTGATGCTACTGCTGGATCCACTGCAACTTCTACCTTGTTTAGAGGAAATTCTAATGTAGTCAAAGTAAATCATAGAGATCATGGATTTGACGGAAATGGAAATTCATATGTATTTTATAGAGGATCTGGATCAGTTGGTGGTTTGAATTCTTCAGTATTCAACACAAATCTTTTCCAAGTTACAAACTCTGGAATTGATTCTTACAATATAATTGTTCCTGGAAAAGCATCTTCAAATGATATTGCAGGTGGTAATAACTTATATGCTGCTTACAATAGAAAATACGAAACTCTATATCCACAAGTTAGATACATTACTGTTTCTGGAACAAAACTAGAAACTTTCGTAAAAACCACCAACATTGTTCCTGTTGATTCTACATCAACTAATTACTCTTCTTATTCACAAAATGATTATGAAAAAACATTCTTGAATGAAAGTCATTATTTTAACAATCAAAAAGTTATTAGTTCTCCCATAAATGAAATTCTCAACAATATTGATGATTCTTTAGTTTACAAAATAAATCTGACATCTGATGTTTCATACTTGTCTCCAGTGATTGATTTGTCTAGCTGTTCAGTAAAAACTGTTTCTAATAGAATTGAAAATCCTGTTGGTACAGAACAAAGATATGGAAGGCAGAATCAAATTCTGGAATTTTATCCAGTTTACACATTTGCTCTTGCAACTAACACACCAGACATTACTTACACAAATAACAAGAGTGTAAAAGGAGTTTCTTCTGAAGCTGCTGGTCAAATAGTCAAGATTGATGGAACAAATGCATTTGTAAAATTAAAAACAAAACAAGGATTTATTCAAGGAGAAGAACTGCAACTAGAACAATTTATCAATGATAATAATCCCCCAACTATTACAGTTGGAACTTCACCATCATTGATTGTTCCTGTTATCAATAGTTCTACTCAATCTGCTGCTGGAGAATCGATTACGATTACTGCTAGGAATCCAATTACTCCTACAATTACATATGACAATATTATTAGCGGAACTTCAATTATTTGGAATAGAAATTCCAGAGAATTGACTCTAAGAACCGACTTCAGACCAATCAATGATGATTATACTGGAAGGATTATTGATAACAACTTGTTTACAAGAGCATCTGATTCCGATAGTCAATCCAGCGATATCTTCCGTGTAGGAGACATTATATCTTATCCAGCACAACCCGATGATGAATCACTGTTCATTGAAGTGTCTAGAGTTAGATATGAAAATGGTGTTGATTATGTAGAAGAAGATACTTCAAACAATAGTTCCACAATTTCCAAGTATGTAACTAAAGAAGTTTACATAGCAAGTCCAGCTACTTCTATTGATGTTCACCTCTTAGCAAATGTAAAAGAAATAGAAAATATTCAAGTCCTGTATAAATTCAAGAAGTCTTCAAGTCAAGAAAACTTTGATGATATTGAGTGGATCTATTTCAATGATAATGGTCATCCTGATACAAGTGAACTTGCTAATAGCAACAATACAATTTCCAGTGTTGTTGAAAAGCAATCTTCTTATCAAGATCTAAAATATAGTGTATCAGATCTCCCCGAATTTTCTTCGTTTGCTATCAAAATTGTAATGCTCGGATCCGATCCAGTATATGTTCCTAAGATTCAAGACATTCGTGCGGTTGCAGGATTCTAATGGATTATATAAAAGTAAAGGGTCATGATGGATTATTGCGAGATAAAAATACTGGTGCAATAATTAATCATGACCCATCAGCAATAGAAGCTAGGAGAAAGTTGAAGTCTTTAAACAATGCTTTGGAGGACATAAATATTTTGAAGAATGAAGTTTCTGAAATAAAAACTTTACTAAAAGAGCTAATCAAAAATGGCAACTAGAAACGTAGCGAAAACATTCACGTTTGAGCAACAAAGAAGAGAAATCAATAATATTGCTACAGACGTAGGAGACATATCCAATTTGGATGTTGACACAACTACAAATGTTGTTGATGCTGTTAATTTAGTTTATGACGCACTTACTGCTGCAGAAGCAGGAGTTATTGGTTTGCCAACAGATGGTTCTTATACAAACAGCACTTATGCAGTTGTTCTCGATCAAAACACAAAAGTAGCAGATGCTGTTGATGGTTTGAATACTTTTTTAGGAAGAATTATTCCCACTCAACCACAAACTATATCAAATACTAGTATTGATCTAGATCAATATACTCAGTACAGATATTGCTCTGGTGTTACTGGATTAGATAATGGAATTGCTTCTTTACCAGGAGCAGGAAGTACAGTAAAAGTTTTAAGAACAGCAAATTATGTTACAGAACTAAAAGAAACTTTTGGTCCAGGAAATAGCGGAACATTATCTGTAAACAGAAATGGTTCTAGTGTAGGTTCCGTAACTTTTGATGATACTGATAATTCAGGAACGTATGATGATTTGATTATTTCTAATAATGTAGATTATGGAACGATCACTGGAGATCCAACGGGGTTCTGGCAATCTTATGATTTCTATGCTACAGGATCTAATACTAGTGGATGGAATGAGTTGCAATTTTCACAATCTGCAATTCTTTCACAAAAAGTTCAATGGTTGTATGACACATCAAATCCTGGTCAACCAACTTGCACTTCTACAATAACAGAACCACTAACAGCAAACTATAATTATAGCAGTGGTATTCCACATTTTAGTCAGTCCAATTCATATCAGGTGGAATTGAATTTTGGAAATTTATCTGGGAATGTATTTCCTTCTAGCAATACATTTATTACAGTAAGTGCTGTTACCAATTTTGAAACTGTAAACGATATTACATATTCAGATGCTAGTATTTCTGTACCATTGCCACAAAACTATTTGAGTTCTTCTACTACAAATTATACAGTAAATTTACCAATTAGAGACACTCACATTGCTTCTAATAACTTTCCAACTTTTACTGTTGATAATGGATATTCAACAAGAAATCATACACCAACATACACAAAAGTAATCTTAGTAAAAGGTGGAACACCATCTTCTACTAAAATTGATGAACAAAATGTTGTTATTGGTAATGTTGGTTCTGGGTCGGGAAATGGTGTTAGGATAAATTCAATTAGTGCAACTGATAATCCTGCAAATATTTGGAATGGAAGCACGATAAATTTCAATCAATTTATTACAATTAACGATTTTGAAGCAACTGTTGTTGGTGGAGTTTTGAGTCACGACGAAACTGATTATACTACTACATATCTTCCATATGGTCCAGACCTTTCTGGTGGATCTAGATCTGGTGCTCAATACTTTACATTCAAATTTACCAGATCTTCCGTACAAAACTTTACTATCAATATAAATTCTCCCAGTGGAGTTGCAGGAATATGGATGACTTCAAATATTCCTAATGTACAATCTTTGAATGCTGCTACTAATGGTTGGTTGGATTTATATGAAAGATATTCTGGATCTGGAATTGCCGTTGGTGGTTGCGCTATCGACTATATCTTACCTCTCAATACAGCACTAAATAATACAGCGATAGGCTGTACTTTCGGATCAGAAAGTAGTTCTAATTCTTCTACTAATGATATTTTTGTAAGAATTAAACTAACATCTGGACAATCAGTAACTAGTCTCAGCATTACACCAGTAACCCAAGCGTAGTAGTTTTTCAAAATGGCAATTCCCGATTCTGAAAAGTTAGATTATCTCTACAAAAAGGTAGGGCATAAGAAAATCAAAACAGATGTTGCTGAGGATAAACTACTCTACAACGAATCTACTTTATCTGTAGAATCTCCTAGAGGTGATTTAGTCTGGTTTGCTTCTGATAAGATTCCAGCAACACCAGTAGCAGTTGCTGGGTATGTTGAAGATAAATATTCGACTGCTGTTTCATGTACTGCCAATTTTTCTTCAAAAGAACCAAAAAGATCTTGGTCAACTGGTCTAACTGATTGGATTTCTCCAGAATTTGGGCAGCAGTATCAAGTAGAAGTATATTCAAATAACGGAACTCAAAGACTTTACCCACAAGGTGATAGTGGGGTTGGCGAATGGCACTTTGATTATGCCAGTGGTGTGCTTACTTTTATTGGAGAAAGTTTGCCAACATATGTAGATTCTGGTGGTACTACAACTGGTTTTATTCGTATCAAAGGTTGGAGATACATTGGTCCTAAGGGAACCAATGATTATGTTGGTGATAAAACCAATCTAGCAACTACATCACAAGTAACTGTTGTTGATGCTATCAATGAACTGAAAAATAGACTAGACACTACAGATACAAATTTGTCTAATTTGGATGGTACTGTTGGTACAAATGATAGTAATGTCAATACAAAAATTGGAGATCTAGATCGTCTAATTACTATTGATCACACAGACATTACTCATGCGATCAATGAACTAAAAGGTCAGATAGTTAATAATGGTAAAGTTGTAACACTATCTAGAATATCTGGTGGCACTGGATATGATGCTGCAGACAATTTTATATCAACTACATCTGGTAATGATGGTACTGGTTTACAAATTGGATGGTCAGGTGGAACTGGTGGAGCAGTTCCAGCGACTGTAACTGTTGACCTTGCTGGATCTGGATACAGAGTAGGAGATACTGTCACCATTTCTGCTGGTAGTGGAGATGCTCAATTCCAAGTTACCGAAATTACCGATGTTAGCACGTTAGATACAACAGCAGTTTATATTGTTGATGGTATCAATGAAGTAAAGACGACTGCAGATCAAGCTGTTTTAGATGCTGCAGCAGCACAGGCAGATGCGGATACAGGATTGGTACATGCTGATCTAGCATTAGATAGAATTGGAGATCTAACTACTCTAACTACTACAGATAAATCAGATCTTGTTTCTGCTGTAAATGAAGTAAGAGAAACTTTGATTGGATCTGGTCCTGCTAATGAGCTTCTCAGAACAGTTGCTGGTACTGGATATGCTGCAACGGGAACAGATGTTGGAACAGTTGCTGTAACTGGTACTGGTAGTCTTCTTACTATTTCTTGGACAGGTGGAACTGGTGGAGCAGTACCAGAGACCGTCACCGTAACGTCAGAGGGTCAAGATTATAAAATTGGGGATATTCTAAGAATTGATAGTGGAAACCAAGATGCACGTTTCCAAGTACAAGGATTATCTTCATCAAGTATTAGCCTTTCTGCTACAGAAACTCAAAAAGTAATCCTAACTGCATCTTCACAAACTACAGATAAACCACTTGCTATTTTAGAAGGAACTAGTTCAGCAGAAGGTGTTCAGTATGATACTGATCTTGTATATAATGCAGATACAAATAAATTAACTGTACCTAATATTGAATCCACAGATGTAACACTTTCTGCTGGTTTAATTACAGATCAATCACTTACGTTTAGAAATCTTAGTGATACCGAAGATAACACTGGATTCCACAGAGATACTTTTGGTGTAAACTTTACAACTGGTGGTAATGAAAACACAAAAATTCTATTTCGTGCTGATGGAACTCTAGTTGCTCAAGGTCTTGCTACCAAAAACTCAGCAAACATTGAACTTACAAATAATGAAAGAACTATCTACGTTAGTAAGAACGAAGAATTTGCAACAGATGCTTTTGATCAAACAGGAAGAAGTTTAAATAAACCATTCAAGAGTATTGAAAGGGCATTGTTTGAAGTTGCAAAGCAATCATACATTGCTGGTGAGGGTCAGTTAGGCGAAGTTCCAGCAGAGCAGATTATACCTGGAAAAGAGTATAAGATTGTTATTGCTGGTAATACCAATTGGACTACTATTGGTGCTGCAAATTCTGATCCTGGAACTACATTTATTGCCAATTCACAAACTCCTACTGGTACTGGTATTGCAGAAGAAGTTGGTGTTGACGCATTCGAATATTATACAATCATTGTATTCCCTGGTGATTATGATATTGATAATAGACCAGGAAAGCAAGAGACTGATGCAGACTTTGCTTCGTTCTTCAATACAGCAGCAAATTATAACACAGAAGAAGAACTAATTGGAAACCTCCATAAAATTAACCCACCTTCTGGTGGTGTTGTAGTTCCCAGAGGTACTTCTATCATTGGTCTGGATCTAAGAAAAACTATTCTTAGACCAAAGTATGTTCCCGATCCTGCTACTCCCGCAACAGCACACAGATATCAAGATGGTGGCAATCTAATTATCCGTAATAGAGAGTTTATCCAAGCAGAGTCATTTGGATGGTTACAGGAAGATAGCAATCATGCTGCCAACAATCTTGATTATAATAAAGCAAAGTGTAAGAGAGACATTGGATATTATCTAGATGCTCTAGTTGATGATCTTCAGAAAGGTGGCAACTCAAACATCTATGATAGCGCAAAATTCTACTATGATGGAGCGGTACTAAAATCGGGAACTATTGAAGGAGATAGCGAAGTTGCTGATACTGTAACTACTCTACGTATTGCTTCTCATATGGCAGTAATGGCAATGAGAAACAGTTCTTTTGTAGATCAAGCAACTACAAGTGGAACTACTGTTACGTTTGTAACTCCACAACTAGGTATTGTTCCTGGTGTTACTATTGAAGGTCCTGGTATTACTGGAACTAGACAAATTATTAGCGTAGTTTATGATGGAAATAATGCTGTTACATCTGCAACATTAGATTCTGCTGTAGATGTAAATCAAGCATCTAATACAAACTTCACATTTAGAGCAGCATCGTTCTATTCAACGGCAATTCCATACTCAGAGTCTAAATTTGAATCTGGAGATTTGTTTGATCCATCTGTTCCAGAATGCAATGATGTAGCACAGTCTATTTTTACTTCATATGATTTGTATGTTGATATTCTTAATGATGGCACAACAACTACTATCAGACGTGTTCCTTTTGGATTTGATAGGGATCAAGAAAGTGCTATCTTCAGAGTAACTGGTGGTTCTTATTTCTGGCAACTTACTATCAAAGACGCTATCAACATTCCACAGTATGTTGACGTGAATGATAATCTAGTTGATTATAATAATCAAAACGGTATTGATGATACTGGATGCTTCCCATGTAGTCACCACAGACTAGTTGCATTCAAGTATGCCAACGCAAAAGAACTTGATGAGTATTATCTAAAAGCAGTTAGAATTTATAACGCTCAGACAAACCCAGACATTGGTGAAGAGGAACTGACTCGCAGAATTGAAGAAAACAGAATCGTTGGTGATGCAACATCACCTATCTCTATTGATACTGTAAGTTCTGCTTCTCCATATATCTTCAACTGCTCACTACGTTCCGTATATGGAATGGGTGGTCTACATGCTAATGGTGATGATGCCACTGGTTTCAAATCAATGGTTCTTGCACAGTACACTGGTATCTCACTACAAAGAGACGACAGAGCATATTTGTACAATCCTTCTGGTGGGCCAACATATGCAGATAGCACAAAAGTTGTTACTGAAGCAGATCAAAGACACACCAAAGTTGATGCAGTGTATCAAGATGGATGGAGACATTACCACATTAAGTGTAGTAACGATTCTTTCCTACAAGTTGTATCTGTTTTCGCTGTTGGTTATGCAGATCACTTTATTTCAGAAACTGGATCTGACGTATCAATTACAAACTCTAACTCAAACTTCGGTAATATTGCTACACTAAGTTCTGGTTATAAGAGAGTAGCATTTGATCAAGATTCTTCTGGTCAGTTGATTGGTGTTATTCCCCCAAGAGGAATCAATTACGGAACAACACAACCAATTGGCATTGGTGAAATTGATCAAAGAACATTCTCCACATGGCAGAATGCTACTACAGCAGATAAACCAAAAATTAGTAAAATTTACATCAAGAATCCAAACAACCCATATGGATTGTATGGTCAAGATGAAGTTCCTGAGTACATTGAAAACAAAGGAACTGCGGAAGAAAAACGTTGGTTACTATTAGATGGAATCAACTATCTATTAGGTAAAGGAAGAAACATTGGTTTCAATCCACAAACTGAAGAATATGAAACTAGTTCGGATTTTGATGAGTATGTTTATACTTCTTTCCCAACATATATTGGATCCGATGTTCAGAAAGAATTTAAAGCAAGACTAAGACTAAAAGGAACTGCTACTGAAAATGAAAATGAAAAGGGAGAAGTTTGTATTGATGCAGATGTAAATCAAACTGCAGCAGATTCAACTCCAATTTCTATTCCCGAAAATGATACTAGACAGTATTATGGATGGGAATATTCAGAGACACAAGGCGGTCTATATTATGGTCATGTTGTTATCTACATCAAAGATGCTGTTGCAAATGATGATGTATTTTATTGGTCACAAGCAGGTGATGGAAGTTACTATGAATTTGTAGATGCTGCTTCTTTTGCTGCTACGCAGTTGAACGCTGATTTTTCTCAAGCAGATCCAATTGATTCTACTACAGAAAATACATTGCTGAAGAGAATCACGATGAGGTATGATTCTAATACGGATTATGCGTTGAATACTCTTGATAGTAGAGAGTTTGGAGAAAATTCTTCTTTCCCAAGTTTGTTTGTTAAGAGAACACCAGACAATAGATTACAAACAGATCATATCTGGAGAGTTCTTTATAAAATTCCAAAAGAAACAATATCAAAACCACCCGAAAGAAAGTATGTAATCAAGTTATCACTTGACCAAGCACCATCATATGCTAATAGTTATTACATTTATAATGTAGAAACTCAAGTTGAGTATCAATACAACCAGCAGGATGGATACTATATCTTAACCGTTAGTAATGCTAATGTCAAGAATATTTTGGGAACAAATGATGAATTACCAATTGGATATGCACAGAATCAATATTTCTTATATCCAGATGTAAATCTTGATAAACCAGAATGGAATCCTAAAAAAGCATACAGCATCTATGACACAACTCCAACAATCAAAACTGTGACTGTAGATGCATCCAATTTAGAGGCAGATGGTTATGAAAGAAGATCAGAATATTCTACTACAGCAGAAACTATAGAAACTTTTGTCACGTATCTACAGTCTGGTGTAAACATTAATTCTGGTGTTTCTTTGTATACTATTGGATCTAATGCTGGCACAACTGTAACTCTAACTGCTGGAACTAATAATCTAGTTGTAGGCGATATTGTAAAATTCTGTTCTGTAGGCACATCATCTGTAATTGATACAGATACTTTCTATAGAATATCATCGACTTCAACAAACCAAATTACATTCAAAAAACTAACAGGTGGTAATGCTATAGCAGCAGGAGATTCTGCTTTAGTTGGTGTCAAGTTGAAGAGAGTTAATTTCAAATCAAACGAACCATACAAAAAAGTTGGCGGATCAAATATTGAAAATGATATTGGTATTGATGATGATTTGTTTGATGATTTCACTGTTGTAAATGAAACGTCCAGAAACGACGGATCTGCATATAGCAATAGAATGCTATTGTTTGAAGATCAGGATGGATTAGCACCAATTACAGTCAAACTACATAGACCAAGTAATATTAGAGCATCTGGTCACACTTGGGAATATGTTGGATTTGGTCCTGGTAACTATTCAACTGGTTTCCCTGCTTTCCAAACTATTGTTCTAAACAAACAGCAAACTATTAATGCTCAAACTCAAGAACTTGATGGTGGATTCAACGGATCTAGTGGCACTAACTCAAATGGAGACTTCTTCATTGGTTCTCAAATTATTGACACCAAGGGTAGTCAGTCAGAAACAGTCAATGTACCTAAACTAAAAACTAGTGCTCAGACTAGACTAATCAATCCAAATGATTATCTATACATCACTGCTGCTTCCAGTAGCGGAGTTGGAAACCTAGAAGCATTCTCTACTATCTTGCAGTCATCCGCACGTATTCAGTTAGCAGAAGCGTCTTCTAAGACGGTTACATATGACAAAGTAACTGTTGCTGATATTGAAGTTTCCAACGTTCTCAAACTAAAAGATGGTGCTAGCCTTGAACTAAAAGATTCTCAGGTAGCACAACCAAATGCTTTGTTTAGATTCCCAGTTGCTACAGAAGATAAGTTTGGATTTACTAAGAAAGTATCTTCAACACAAAACTGGGGTCCATCAGCAGCATCAATTGATGATGTGTTTGTCACACCTGCTGGACTATTCCAGTGGGCATATGCAAATAAACTAACTGGATCACCTGCTCCAACAACGTGGCAAATTTATGTTGATGATGATGGTAATTATGAAGCTGGTGCATTGTCAGGTGGAAACTTTGTTTACAATTTGGAAAATGGTGTAAACTTCTCATACTCACCATCAACAGCAGAATTAGATACAGACGAAGGACTACTAAGAATTGGAAGATTATCTGATACCGTTCTTACTGCTAACTTAGGTGTATCTGGATTTATCTATGTTTCTACACAAAACACAGAAGGAACAGTTATCAAAGGGTTAGAAAGAATTGCTTCTACAGGTGGCAATAGATGGTATTCTATCAAGAATGCTTGGCTAAATACTGATACGGGAGAGAATGGCGTTGTAGGAGATTTTATTATCAACTACTTCATCTATGGTACTGATAGAATTCTCTACAACGTAAACACCTTTGATGTCTAAAAGAAATGTCGGCAGTAGTATCAAGATCGTTTTTCTCCAAGAAGATCACCAGAGCTTCTATAGGTAAATTACCATCAACCGCAGACATTTTAATACAAACTGATGATTCCGTCAACATGGCGGACTTCAAGAATTGGGCAACCGATTCTACAGTTCTCATAAGTTTGAATGATGCTTTAGAAGCAGAAAATGTTGGTAGTACAACTCTTGGAGCGCAATATTTTAATAGATTTGCTACCGCGACACTAACAGATGCAAAAGTAATCCCAGATACTGATTGGTTGGGAAGAAATTTAGGATCAGTTGGTGGCACTGGTGATCTTAGTCAAACTTGGATTAGGAAAGATTTTATTGATCAATATAGAGTTTTAATATCTGATGTAGAATTAGTTCCAACTGATGGTGTTGCTGGTTGGAGCAATGTTTATGATCTAAATAACACAAGTTTGAACATCGATAGTGTTGATGGGGATAGTAATCTTTTACATGAAATTATTTTAGAAGAGGATGTCTTTGAATATATTTGCGAACATCAACCTGCATCATCTGGCGGAACTGGTGCAACATTTCTAGTTGTTTTAGCACCAAACTTCGAAGATGTTGACGACGGACAAGGAGGATCTGATTCTGAAGCTAGTGGATCATATGGAGTTGTTGGAGTTTCTATTATTTCATCTGGTAGTGGATACAATGCTAATGAAGACCTTTATATCTCGGGAAGTCAATTTGGTGGAGTAGATGGAATTGATGACATTCGTCTAGATAACATTCAATTATCTGGTTATAATATTACAATTGAAAAATCACAATTAGATACTGGAATCACTATCAATGATTTTATTGTTAGTTCTGTTTTTAGAAATGCTTATGTAACTTTCATTGAAGAAAATGCAGACTCTTCAGAATTTTACAACATATATTTATCAGTATTTCCAGATACACCAATAGTATCTGGTGATGAGGTTATTCTTGAAAGAGGCAGTAATTCACTTTGGTCAAAATTAAATAGAGGTTCATCGTCTCAGATCAGAAGACAATACTATGGATATCTGTTTAGAGATTCAATTCATTGCAATGTGATATCTGCTACTTCTGGAGATCTAAACTATCCAAAATATACAAGATCTATAAAAGTACAAACAAAAACAGATTTATCGGTAGCAATACCAACTCCAAAAGACGAAGAGTATTCTTTTTACACCCAAGTATGGGAAGATAGTGGTGATTCTAATATCCCCAATTATCAGTGGGATTCTACTCCTATTAGTGGATACAATAAAGTTGCGACAAAAACAAATGATGATGGAGAAACATACTATGAGTATTATATAAATTTCAAGTATCCATCTAGAGTTAGCATAAATCAGGATAATATATTACAATATTCTGTATTATATAAAAATACACTAAAACAACTTAGTTCTAATTGGGTATTAGATACTATACCAAATCTACCAGTATCGATAGAGTTTAGGGGAATTTATACTTCTATTGGATTTAATTTTGAATATGATCTTGTTAGTGTAGATGATGCTGTAGATAAAGCATCCGCAGTTGGCGGAGTTTTAGATTGTTTTAGAAATCGAACCACCAGCATCATGTATGCTTGGGCAACTAGCGATATCAACGCTACTAATTGGCCATCAACATACTACTTTTATATGAGCGGTGCAAATTGGCGTTGGTATGGAAGACTTTATACTCCACGGTGGGATAGCGTCGATGACAGTTATGAATTACAACAAACATATTATGCTTATGCTTATGGAGACACTAATCTCAATAATGCAAACAGTGGTAATGATGTACGTTCTAAAGACAGAATAGGAATCAGAATTTATACGTACGAAACGACCTCAAGTAATGGTCCTACTGTCAGTACCCAAGGCGGCGGAGCATACGAAATTCTTAGATTGAATTCATATCAAGATTACAATACAGAGCGTGGCACAGATGGATTGACAGCAGGTACTCCAATTAAGTATATCAATCTTTATCCAAAAGGAACTGCTAATGCAGATAAACCACAATTGATGTCTGATATCAACAGTGGAGGAACTACTCAGAATATTATATTAGCAAACTTAGTTGGTGATGTACAATCAATTTCTTGGAATGAAAGAATCGGAACATCAGAACCTATCCTGACTCAAACTGAAACTAGATATTATTATGTTGAATATCCAAGAGAAGATAATTATGGAACTTCCTATCAATGGAATGGTACTACATATAATTTCAAATACTATATCCAGATTGATAATGAGATCATCAGTTATACAAATTATGCAGAAGTTTCTGAAAATAGATATGAACTCATAGGTGTTACTCGTGGTGAGTGTGGTACTACTGCAGTAGCGCACCAGGGATTTGACAGTACAAGTGTTATAAAACTAATATACGAATATGTCGTACCAGAAGAAGCAAGAAACAAACCATTCAATTCAGACGGAACTGTAATAGGAACTACTAAACAGTTTTATTGGAGACAAGGAACATATACGAGAGAAAGACCATATGATACAAATGATTACCAAACAACTATTGGAAAAATAACTTCGGACTCTACATATCGTTATAGATATCAGACTCCATTGTATGGACCAAATTACTTCTTCTCAAAGGGATTGTATCCAAATGGTCTTACATTTGAAAGGGTAGTTGAAGATGTAAATTACTTAGAAAATTCATTGAAACTTGATGAGGTTGCTGGATTAGCACCAAAGATGAGAATTATATGCAGTGGACTAGAAAATTCCAGTACAATTACAATATCTTCTATCGATATAATCAATAGAAAAGTATTCTTGGAATCTACTACTACTATATTTGATCCAAATATTGCAGAAGGTGCAATGGTTGGAAATACTGCAACGATAGAGTTCAATTCAACTGCAGATGGACAGACTCCTTATATTGCTATGTTTGGAGTGAATGATAAAGGATTTGCAAAAGTTAAACAATATCAATATGCATCATATACAACCGAAACTATACAAATAAAATATTACCTAGAACCATATCCAATCGGTAATAGAGCATACGAAGATTTGTATGGAACTGTGTATCAAGCATTTGTTTCTTCAAGAAATCAAATTACAGGAATTCAAGATGATGATGAAACTTATTTTGCTCCTCGTACTCAAACAGAAACGTTTTTGATCCAAGCATCTAGAGACCAATTCTTCTCAAACGAAAGTATTCCTTCTACTAGATTAAAGTACTTATATGAACCAATTTCCGACAATGAAACTATTGTACTAAATGATAGTTCTGGTATTGGTGTTGGTGATGTAATATTCGGACCAGATCTTCCAAATGATGGAGCAGTTATCTGGTCATTAGAACAGTATGGTCCTGAGTATCCACTACAATTATATCCAGGAAGTGTTTCGATTAATAATACTTGGGGATATAGTAATGGATATTCTTATGCATATTTCTTTATACAAAATGGTGTAGACGATAGAGATAAAATTACGACAGGTTCAATTGCTACATCATCTGCGTTTCCAGACACACCATTTACTGTCAGCAGGGTTTATCAATATACATGGGGAACTTATGTGTATCTAAATCCAAATCCAATTTGGGTTGGTGGCATAAGTTCGTCATGGTTAATTGGTAGTGGATATTATAGTCCAGTAAAAATTAAAACCAGAACAAAGAGACAAAAATATTCAGACATTATCATTTATGATTATTCACTAGCAGCATTTGGTGGAGAACCATGTGCTAGATTCAAATTGAAAAAAGCAGATATTGGAAATTTACAAGCAAATATTTCACATATCTCTAAAATATCTAACAGCTATTTCAATCCTGTATATGAAGATATTACAGATGTAATTTTATATACTGGCAATGATTATAATGCTCCCGTTATAGGTTTTGAAAATCATCCAACAGAAGTTGAGTATTATTATGTTTATGTAAATAATGTAACACTGGAAGATCCAGAGACCATTGAAACATATAACACGTACTTGAGGGGTATTCCTTCTGTTTGTGAAATTGTAAACATTAGAAAAATTTCAGATTTATCAAACACTACTCCAGTAGAACAAGAATATCGAATCGATCCTATTCCAAACTTAAACAAGAATACTAGATATTCTTTAGATAATGGTAAAGTTGTCTGGTTTGCAACTCAATGGAATGAAGGTGATATCGAACTATCTACTTACTATGTTCCTGACCAGTATGATCCTTCGGTCTATTGGTTATTAGATAAGAATGAAGAGTCTCGTTATTTCCACATAGCAGGAGCAGATCAAAAAACATATACTATAGAATCTAGTGCAGGAACTGAACTCATTCAAACTAATTTTGTAAATAGTTTTGCTTTCCCTAGTCTACAATTTGCAATTGATGTTCCAGTTTGCTTCACTAATATACCATCTGCATTATCTTCACTTCTAACCGAAGGAGTAGTATATTATGTAATTTCAACAAATTCTGTTTCTAATTCTGATATAAGTATTTCTGCCACAAAAGGTGGATCGCCAATTACGTTCCCAACAGGATCTGGATACAAACTAAAAGCAAGAGTTCCTCAACAATTATATCAAGATTTTGAAGCAACGACTTTTAAAGAAGTTGTTACATTTTCAAACCCAGCAATAGGTATAACAATAGGACAAAAAGTATATGGTCCAGGAATTACCTCTCCAGAATTTAGAACAATTATTGATGTTACTCGTAATTCTAGTGGTAACGCAACAGAAGCAACTCTGGATGCTCAAGTAAATAATAATAAAAACCAACCAGAAACTTTTAGTATTACTGGTTTCAATAGTATTACTACTCAAGATACATTCAACCAAGCACCAGAAAACTTAGAAGAAGAATTAGTTCCAACATTTGGGCAAGTTACAATAGGAAATACTTTATATAATTATACTGGTCGTACTTTTGATAACAACACATATACATTTACATTACCAGTAACAGAACTAAATCAGTTCTGGGCAATTCCCCAAACAAAGATAGCAGTAAGATATCCACAATCACAATTAGAAAATTCTATTAGTGCTTCCGATTCAAAAATTGAAGTACTTCGAGATCCAATTACTGCAAGAAGATTTTATAAATTTGTTATTACAGAAACTCATTTTACAAATTATTCTTACACATCTCTTGGTCAGATCAGACTTTATTACGATGGTACTCAAGTTCCATATACAAATGTCACTGTTACTGCACCTGGAACATCTGCGAATGCAACACAAATAGGTTACATTACCGATGGTAATCTAGATAGCAATTTTATTGATTTCAACCATGGTTCTGTTGGATCTACAACTATCATAATGGAATTTGCAAATCCTGTGTTAGTAGATGCATATGATATTGTTCGTGGTACTTCATACTACGGATCATTCCCATCAGCATTCCAGGCGTTTACATCAGATGATGGAATTTCTTATACAAAAGTTTCAACTGAAACTTACGAGGCACAAAATCTAACAAATGAATCTACTGGTCTCAGGTATATGATTCCAGATGCAATTGATGCATCATTGCCACAGTTTGGAAACATAAGAATTGACGATGAAATTATTTACTATGGATACAGAACAAACAAATATTTTGGTGATTGTATTATCAAAGAAAATCATTCTGCTGGAGCAATAATTTCATTCAGTCCATATAATGCTATCAAAGAAAATTCTATTATCTATAATGGATCAGATGAACTTTCAAATATTCGTGTAGTTGTAACAGATACTTATCAACCAAATCCATCAGCATCTGTTCAAATTAAAGTTGCTGGTTTAGAAGTTGATAATCCATATATCTTCAATGGAATGTCTGCTATAAGTCCCACAACTGATCAGATTAATGTAAATAATATTTTCTCAATAAAAATTGATCCTACTAAAGAATGTACTTATATCGATTCATCTACCCTAGAATTGGAAGCTGGTAGTATTATAACAGAGTTGACTCCTGGTGATGAATTACTAATTCAAACTACACATGCAATTGGTCCTGGTTACAAAGTCTCACTACTAAAAGACTCCACAAGTTTCTACATAAACAAACCAACAGTAAACACATCTATTTCGAATGACCAATGTACTCCTTTCAGAAAGATGTACATTGTTGACTCCCAAATTCTTGCTGGTTTGAATGATGGTTTGGTTACTGCTGCAAACAAATTCAATAACGGTAGAGGATTCAAATACATTCCTCTGTCTGGATGCTTGGATATTAAACCAGTGAAATGTTTGACATCAAAATATGTTTCTTTTGCGTCAGAAAAATTCTCCAAAACACTATTCCTTTCTGATACCATTCTAGATCCAGAAAGTCTGACAGGTCTAGAACCAAAGTATGATCCAGAGACTGGAATCAAAAATACTGGAAATTATATTTTGTCATTTGAAGGAAATGATTATGAAATTCAATCGCTTGAATATCCAGAAGGAACACAGGGAGAAGAAAACGCAGCTAACTTCATTACGACATTTGGAAATCCATCATCAAATTACCAGTTATCAACTTGCGGTGTAGCAAAAGATTCTTTAGGAAACATTTATACACTAGCAACTGGATATTATGAATCATCTAGTACTGGAGATAGGCAGTTCTTAATCAAGTTTGATTCTGCTGGAGATGTTGTTTGGGCAAAAGCAGCAGAGAGTACATTTGATTTTGATTATCGTCCAGAAGGAGTGCAGGTTTATAATGACCAGATATATTGTTTGACTAGAAATCGTACTGATAATTCTATTCACATAGCAAAATATGATACAAATGGAACTGTTTTACTAGACAAAAAAATAAGTTCTGGTGGAGAAGAATATCCATATGGTGGGTTTGAATTTGATAGCACTGGAAATCTATGGATTACTGGAAGTACAAAATTTAATGGACTATTCCCAGGAGATTGGTCATCTTCAGAAACTCCAACAGTAGGTACTAATTACAATGGTTATTGGGAACTTGCTCTACCCTGGAGTGTCAATTTCCAAGGAAGACTTCATAATACTGCATATGTGAGCACTAAAGGTGCAATAATATTTGGAGCATACGATCCACTTGCCATAACTAATATGTCAGGTACTAGTCCAGCAGAAGATAAACTTTTCTTTGGATGTAGATCTAATTACTCATGTCAAAGAATTAGATATGGTATTACAGGAACTGCTCCTAATAGAATATATCATGTAGTTTACGAAGGAAGCACAAGTAGTAGTGGGTCTCTAGGATCTCCAACTAAATTCCACGAGTTGAGATTCTATGAAAATGAACAAACAAGAGTAGAACTTTCTACAGAAATTAATGATAATTCTTATTCATCTGGAGCAAACTCTGCTAGTGGTGGCGGTGCATTTTCTTTTGAAGGAGAAAGAGTAGCAAGTCTTTCGTGGACTTATTCTGGCAGACATTATAGATGGGATTTACCATCTGTTCCAAATACAAGTGGTTGGAGATTTGCTCTTCATACTTTGTATGATGGTCATGATAATCAAAGTTCTGGATATAGCATAGTCAATAGTAAAGACTTGAGAATGTGCCATTATAATGCTAATTACCAAACCAATAATTTCTACACAGAAAATAAGTATCTATGGAATAGACCATTTAGCATTTCATTCAATATTGAAATGTCTGATCCAAATAATAATACTCAGTCTGGAGTATTTGGTATTGGTTGGACAAAACAAAATGATAAGCATGGTAGTTACTACTGGTTACAAAAACATACAAGTAGTAGTTTGGAGTATGCTTCATTTGTTTTTACTGGTGATGTATGGAGAGATACTGATAATACTGTTAGATATTATAAAACAGATGGATATTCAGGAACTACTCCATTCGAACAACAGGCAGTTGATCTGAATATTCTATCTGGTACTGCACCATTTGTTGGTATCAAACAGAATGTTTTCTATTGGATGGACTACAACCCATCTACTTCACAAATGGAAATTTATTATGATAAGACAAATGTAAAACCAGCATCACCTCAGCATACATTTACAATTCAAGCATTTGATTCTAATGAATACTATTTCAGTATATTTGCTGGTGGTTACTACTGGTCAACTTATATGGATAATATTGACCTGAAAGAAATCAATGTTACATTTACTGATAACAATCAAGTAGTTTGGAACTACAACGATTTCAATTTCCTTACTGGTATGCATGGATCTAATGACCAGATTAATACTGGTATGAGTTTGACAGGAGCATACCAAGGTGGAATGGTTGTAAAATTAGATAGTACCACCCTAACATTATTAGATGATTGGCGTATTGGTACTAGTGAGTATCAATGGAGAATTAGAGATATCAAGTTTGATTCTCAAGGATACATGTATCTTGCTGCAGCGATATATGATCAGTTATTGGGCATATACAAATTTGACATTACTTCAAATCCAAATAATCCTACTGCAATATGGAGCAAAGTATATTCTCAAATTGACCTTACATATAATGGAGCTGAATATATAAATGGTTTAGTATTAGATGATAATGATAACGTATACATTGGTGGATATAGTTATTCATACAATAGCGATCCAACATACCAAGCTTACTATACGTTTGTTATGAAGTTAGATACTAATGGCACATATCAATGGGGTAAAGTGTTTGATGCAAATGCATCTGAATACTCTTATGGAGGAATTGATATTGATAAAACTACTGGAACTACTTATCATTATGGGTATACTACCAGTGGTAATACTGGTAGTGATTTGATACTCTATAAATTAGATACTAATGGAAATTTATTGCTAGCAAAAGAATTTGGTTCTGATTTATCTGATGGTATTTTGGTAGATATTAGAAATAGAAATAAATCGATATATGTAGAAAACGATGTATGTTATTTGACAGGATTCACATATAAAAATAATTCTAGTAGAGGAGGATTCCTTGCTCGCCTAGATTTATCTTCTGCTCCTGGCGATATCAATGGACCATATGGTAGATCGGCATTCAATCTTGATGATGCTGGAACTCAATACAATTTCTTTGATATACAATTACCATCTAACAGAACCGAACCATACACTTCCAACTATTCTTATGGATGGTATAAAGATCAACAATTATCTATAAACAATGCTTCTAACACATATTACGATGTAGTTCTTCCTTTTGCTCCAAATGTATTTGGAACATTGATTGATCTAGAAAAAAATTACATTAAGGTAAATCTTACAACACCACTAAAGATCGCTTCAACTTATAAAGATACTGTTATTGTAAAATCACAAGACTACAGAACTGATTATCAAAGAATTCCTAACGTTAGAGGTTTGGTTTATGGACCACAAAAAGCAGTTCTGTTTGATAACTATAAAGCTGTTATAACATCTAGCAGTTATAGTCGATCATATGTTTACTCTGTTTTGAAATCACTAAAAACCTCCGCTTCATTTAGCGAGGCTGGAGATATCAATTCATATGTAATCTTATCTGATGTAAATGAATTGCATTCTGAGGATCTCTTTGTTACTGGTACAAATATAAAACCAGGAACAAAAGTAAAATCAATTGATTATGTTAACAATGTAGTTTATTTGACACAATCATTGCTCGGTGATCCAAGCAATCTAAGATTTTATGTAAGAAGATATAAGTACAATGTAACTATAGTCAATGGAGACACAAACAATGTCTTTATTGGTGATACCGTTTCATTTATTATTTCTCCTAATCCCAGTGAACCAATCGATATCAACAGAAGTTCCATAAAATATTATGTTTCTAATGTTTTTAGTGAAACATCACTGACAATAAATTCTAACTCTAGTTCAACGCCTAGTTCTAACATTATGTACATTGCTAGTAAAGATGGATTCTCTACAAGAGATTTTGAAATTGGTGCTGTTGAACTTGGAGGATTCAAGAATAATCAGAGACAGCAGATTGTAAACACTAGTGTTATTGCTGATGGAACTGACGGAGCAATCTATGATATTGAAACCGTTCAGACCAGAGCAACTAGAGAGATGTTTACAACATCTGTTGGTAAAACTCTTGGTAGATTTGTATTCAAACAAAGAAACTTTATTTCAAAGAACAGACCAATTTATTGGAATGAAGTTGTCACACAACCAACTTTCTTTGCTAATACTCCCGTAGAGAAAATTATTTCTGGATTATATCTAGATCTTCCTTTCTTTGCTTCATTCTCTGGAACAAGTCTTTACTGGTCATTCGATGGAGAAAACTGGAGTAATAGAACTTTAGCAAATACAATCAATCACATATCTTACGATGAACCAAGTTCTAATATTTTGATTGCATTTGCAAATGGAACGTTCAAATCACTATCTATTACTGATATTTCTTCTGGTAATGGAGTAGATTACAGTTTGCTATCTGAAACAAATGTGAAATTTATAAAGAGGATTGGTAGTTATACATTTGCTCAAGGAGATAATTTAGTATACTATACCAGCACAAATCCAAGTTCAGTTTCAGCAGATAGTATTGTATGGTACTCAATTACTGTAAACAATACTAACACCGTAATTGAAGCAGAGTTTGATGATTATAATTATGTTCTGATTTATGATATTGCATCTTCAACTAATTTCTATAAAAACTTTGTTCTATCAAATATAACAGGACTAAATCTAGATATTGATGTTGTTGCTGACAGAATAAAAGGATACAACAATGTCTTTACTCCAATCAAAACTACTGCAGTAACTTATGGTCTTGGTAAGTTTGTTGAGGCAGGATATAGAGTATTCTTCCAAGGAGTATACCAAAGTCCATTTATTGAAATTTACGAATATGAAAACTTCTCTGATATTACTTCTCCAGAAAGTACCGAAGAATTTGATGTCAAAGCATTGACATTTAACGATGGTCAATTTATTTGTGCAGGTACGAATCTCAATACTGGAAGGCAGTTTATAAGATATTCACCTAACGCTAGAGTCTGGATTGATACAGAACTATATCGTGATAAAGAAATTCCAGCAACCGAAATGATATCTGGTCAAGAGTATACTATTGACCTTGTAGAAGATACAAATTGGACAGACATTGGTGCTCCTGCAGGATTTGATGTTGGAACTAGATTTACTTATAACGGTGTTGCTGTAACTGGAGTAGGATCATGTATTGATTTGTCTCTAAATCTAATTTCAGAAGACGAACATATAACAGCAATTGAATATGCTGGATTTAATAAGTACGTTGCTGCTGTACATAACCCAATAACTCTACAGACAAGATTTGTACTTTCTGCTTTACCATTACCAGCAACAAGTGATCTGAATCCAGAACAATATGATGTTGACAATGGAACGTTCAGAGTTATTGAAAATGTCGGTAATACAACTCTCTATAGATACAAGTCTTCTGTCCTTGAAGGAAATTTACTTGCATGGGATGGTACAAACTTAGTATACTTCAAATACGAGTCTGGTGCTCCAGTAGAAACAAACGAGTTGAACGAATACAAAGTTATTGGTTGTCAAACATGCAACTATTATGAATATAATGGTTTGATTGTACCAGACTTTAGAACTGCTCCAGAACAAATTGGAACTGATAATGATCCAGAATCTCCAACATTTGGCGATCCTATCTTTACATCTGCTCCATTATCATTGTTTGAAGAAGGTCTTATTGAACCTAGAATTGTTCGTGCTGGAACTGGATATGAACCTTTGACTACTTTTAGTAATTGTCGGGTAAGTTCTGAGTTTGGTTTAGATGCACTATTAACTTGCGGAACAAATGAAGAAGGTGAAATAGATACAGTAACCGTCACACAAAATGGCAAATTCTATTCAGACTTAGCAGAACTGCAAGGAGGACTAATTTTACTTAATAACACTGGTATAGATCCCAATGGAGTTCTAAATGTTGCGCCATATGAGGAAGGTGTTGAAGATGAAAGAGCTATTATTTCATTCAATAATAATGTAAATTATAAACAGTATAGTGTTTATGGTGCTCAAGCAGGCACTTCTGGTTATGCAGTATTGTACAAGAACCTTCTAAATTCTAGTTTGTATTATATAATGTTCTTTGATGCAAACGGTGTGTTCTTAGATAGTAATTCTAGAATCTTTATTTCGGATATTGCTCACCTGTCTAGCGAGTTTGCGTTCGCACAGGGTCTATAAATATTAGTGATGTCATCATGATATATCATGGATCCTGCAACACTTAGAAAAAATTTTGAAGATCAAATTGCTCAAACTGATAGTCAAATTAAAGAACTAGAACAAAATCTAGTAAAAGCAAAAGAGTATAGAACAAAACTTACTGGTGGTCTAGAGACTCTAAATTTATTAGAGCATGATTCACCAGACGCTCCAAGCGAAGAATCTTGATAGATACCCCTCTGTATAAATACAAGTATAGAGGGGTATTTTCATGGCTACTGCTATACCAGTAAATCTACAAATAGAGATTGGTGCTGACTGGGAAGTTTCATTCAACCTAAGAGATGAGAATGGAAACTTTCTAGATATGACTGGATATGCTGTGTCTGCATATATGGCAAGAAATTATACTACAACAACCAAGTATAGTTTAGGTGCTACTGTAACTGATGTTACTACTGGTGAAGTAAAACTCTCTATGGCAAACAGTGGAGGATCATTGGTACAAAAAACAACAGACCTCAAAAAAGGAAGATATGTATGGAATCTTTTTATTACTAGTCCTGGAGGAACAACGGATAAAGTAATTGAAGGAGTGGTCACAGTAATGCCAGGAGTACTATGAGCAAGTATCAAGTTACAGTAAGCAGCACAAATAATTATAATGTAACTTTTACAAGAACAGATAGAAAACAAATTGTAGACGTAGATGAAGCTCCTCAGCAGCTAGAAGGAAATTTGTCCACACTTGATGATGTCAACACTTCTGGTAGATTAGATCAATACGTTGTGACTTGGGATGAAACCCAACAAGCTCATGTTTATAGTTTACCAGTAGCAGGATCATTATCTGGTTCTAATGATGTCGATACATCAAATAGAAATAATAACTATGTTTTAGTTTGGAATGAATCATTACAAAAGCATGAATATGTTTCACCATTTGAAATAGTTGATAGATCTGATAATATTGATGATGATGCTTTAGACTATGGAACTTACTAAATATATAAGTAACAGGTTTTAAGGAACTAAAATGGCAGCACCACGTTTAAGACTACGTAGGGGATCATCCACCCCAGTAGGAAATGTGTCAACTGCTCTTTCTGGTGAACCATTTTTTGATACTAGCGCAAGCAACCTTTACGTTGCAGATGGCGCATCTTCTTTTGTTCATGTTGGTGGTACTTCATATACAGCAAGAGTTGATGAGTCACTCACAGCCGCGGCGGCAACTACTTCAGGCGAAGTAACTATTCTAGCAAGAACTGATGTATCTGGTGGAGGATCGGTAACTTTTGATGTTGCTGATATCGCAACAGATTCAACATATACTTGGCCAGCAGCTCCAACAGGAGCAAAGATTCTTCAGTCCGATGCTAATGGAAATCTTTCTTGGGTAGATCAAACATCAGGTTATTCTGGTTGGACAGTATCTGATGGTTCTAACTCAGAGAACATTGCTTCTACAGATACCGTAACATTTACTGGTGGGTCTGGTATTTCACAGACCTATGCTACGGCAACTAATGTTCTTACAACTGCTCTAGACATTAACGAACTAACTGCACTAGATGCAGAAGGTGGCACTGATCCTCTAGTCGTTGCTGATTCTTTTGCAGTATATGATGCATCAGCAACAGCAAATAAGAAGGTAACAATTTCAAATCTTGAGACTGTTATTTTTGCTGATATTGCTGGCGATATTGCTGTTGCAGCAAACGGCACTGCAACAATCCAGAACGACTCTGTTGCTCTAGGAACTCAGACAACTGGCAACTATGTCGAAGATGTAACCGCAGGTGCAGGTCTTGCTAAGACTTCTTCTGCTGGTGAAGGTCAAACCGTTGATCTAGCAATTGGTGCTGGTGAAGGTATCACAGTCAACGCAGATGACGTTGCACTAGACATCAATGGTTTAGATACTGACACTATTGCTGATGCTGACGAACTAGCATTCTATGACACTGTTGATGGTGTCAATGGTGTCGGTCATAATAAGATTACTGCTGCTAATTTAGCACTATATGTTCTTCAAGAAGCAACTGGTGATGTAACTTTCAACTCATCTGGTGTTGCCACAATTGCTGCTAACTCTGTTGCACTTGGAACAGATACTACTGGTGATTATGTTGCTGATGTTTCAGTAACTGCTAATGGTGGTATTTCTACCAGTGGTGCTACATCAGGTGAAGGAATTTCTCATGAGTTAGCACTTGACATCGATGGCATGACTGACATCGGTGCTGCACTTGCAGATGCTGATCTTATCGCTGTCGATGATGGTGGCGCTGGTACTAACCGCAAAGCAGCAGTAACGAGAGTTGCTGATTATACTTTCGGTAAGGTATCTGGCGATATCACTATTGCTGCTGGCGGCGCTGCTAGCATTGGTTCTGGTGTAATTGTAGATGGAGATATCTCTGCTACTGCTGAGATTGCGGTTTCAAAACTAGCAAATGGAACTGCTCGTCAGTTACTTCAAACAGATGCTGCTGGTACAGGTGTTGAGTGGGCATCAAATATTGATGTTCCTGGTACTCTTGATGTTACTGGAGACGGTACGTTTGATTCTAACGTCACTATCACTGGTAACTTAACAGTCAATGGTACTACCACAACCATCAATACTACCAACACCGTAGTTTCAGATAGACTGCTTGAATTAGCAAACGGTACTACTGGTAATCCAACTGCAGATTCTGGTATCGTAATTGAGCGTGGTGATGATGACAACATCTTCATCGGTTATGACGAAGGTCTAGATCTATTTGTTACTGGTACTACTACTGGCACTGGTTCGGGTACTGATCTTTCACCTACTCCAATTGCAGTTCTTTGTGGTGCTCTAAACGTAACAGATACCGCTGGAGCTAATCAAGCGATTGTAAGTTATCTTGCTGCTGGTTCTGCTCCCGATGGTTCAACCGCTGGAAGATATCTTCAGAACCTAACAGTTGATGCTGGTACTTATTGATAAATAATACTAACAGTATTATTTTGTTATGATCCAAAATCAAGTACAAGTAGATTACGCAATTCTGATTGAGGTGATGCAGGAAAAAATTTCCTCTCAACTCAATCAGATTGTTGCGTTAGAAGCGAAGGTAAGAGCATTTGACTTAGCATTGACCGAGGCATTAAATAATGCTTCTGAATCTGCTCCTACCAAGAAAACCACCACCCGTAAAAAGTCTGTAGATACAGATCAGGATGGTGGCACATTTTAAAACCTATATAGGATAAAAAATGGCAACACCAGTAGTAAGGCTGAGGCGATCAGCCACACAATCTGCAGTACCAACTACTGCACAATTAGCATTAGGAGAAGTTGCTATCAACACGTTTGATGGCAAACTGTTTATCAAGAAAGACAACGGCACAGAAAGCATCGTAGAGATTGGTGCTGGTGCTGGGGGAGGAGGAATATCTAATGTAGTAGAAGATACCACTCCACAACTTGGTGGAGACTTAGATTCAAATGGTAATAACATTCTTCTGAATGACGACAAAATTGTTCTAAGTAATAATCAGAATTTTTTAGTTGGCAGTTCAACAACCACAGGTGCTGCTCTGACGACAGGAACTGATAATATTCTTATTGGCGACCAGTCGGGGGAATCACTTACTAGTGGTGTTTATAACATATCTATCGGTCAACTTGCTGGTTCAGCTAATACCGATGGTAATCAAAATATCTCTATAGGTAGATTTGCGGGACTTAATTTTGACGGTGCATTTAATAATGTTTTTATTGGAGTTAATGCTGGTGGTGAAATTACATCTGCTAGTTATAATGTATGCATAGGAGAAGGTGCTGGTGAAGGAGCAAATAGTGGTGCAACTGGTAATCATAACGTCTTCCTAGGATATTTTCCATCACCTGGTTATACTACTGGATCAGAAAATGTTTCGATTGGATATATTGCTGGACCTTCTATTACAGAAGGGCAAGATAACGTTTCTATTGGCACACTATCAGGAAATAATAATACTACAGGATCTTCCAATATTTTTATTGGAAAATATGGAGGAATATCTACAACTGCATCAAATAAAGTTATCATAGGAAATGGATTTAGTGAATCATTTTTATTTGATGCGCCAGATACAACTAGCAATGAGCAACTTGCTATAGGAAATAGAACAAGTAGTGGAGCAGCAAACTATTGGATTGTTGGAGATGAGAATTATAATGTTGGTATTGGAATAGATCCAACTGAAAAATTAGATGTACAAGGTAATATAAAAGCGACTTCGTTTATAAAATCTGGCGGAACTGCATCACAGTATTTAATGGCAGATGGATCCGTTAGTAATGGCGGAGAAAATTACTTCCAGTCAACAGCGCCAACATCTCCAAGTGTAGGAGATCGCTGGGTAGATTCTGACGACGGAATTTGTTACGTTTACTACAACGACGGAAATAGTTCACAGTGGATTGAATTTGGTTCTTCATATACAGTAACTGGTGCAACAGAACCTGCAGCTGCACAAGAAACTATCAGTTCGTTTTTATTAATGGGAGCATAAAATGGCAACAACATATAAAGTACTTGGACAAAGTTCTCCATCTGCTACAACAAACACAGATTTATACACAGTTCCAGCATCTACTAGTACTGTAGTATCAACGCTTTCTATATGCAATCGTGGATCAGCGGCATCAGTTAGAGTTGCTGTTAGACCATCTGGTGCAGCTATTGCCAATCAACACTATGTAATATACGATACAGTTATAGCTCAAACTGACTCTCTTCACCTCACTCTAGGTATTACATTAGCAACTACAGATGTTGTAACAGTGTACGCATCGAGTGTTAATTTATCTTTTAGTCTATTTGGATCGGAGATTACATAATGGCAATTCGCAATAATCAATCATTTAGTATTCAGTCTAGTACAAGATCTGTATCGACAAATACTAGTGAACAAATATGGAAAAGAAACAAAGCATGGCCAGAATTTCCAGAGTCAGTTTCTAGTAGTGATGAAAAATTTGTTGGGTTGTGTGCTGTTTGGCCAGGAGATAACACTGGAAATAATGGCAATGAAAGTTCAGTAACTTGTCAAGTGTCTAACAGTGGTACTTATCAAGTTGAGCGTGTCGGTATTAGTACAACAAACAGATCGACTAATCAATATGTCGAATGGGCAACTCCTTTTGATAATAATGCATTATATGATGCCACTGTTACTTTTACAGATACTGGAGATGTAGTAACAAGAAGTTCTCATGGATATATTGAAGGAGACATTGTACAATTCTACCGCATTTCATCAACAACTGGAATAACAGAAGGAAAAGATTATTATGTAATAAATCCAACAACAAATACATTTCAAATCTCAGCAACAGAATCTGGTAGTGCTGTGGCACTAACTACTGATGGATCTGGATCATTGCTGCCATATAAAATAGAAACTATAAAAATTACGCCAACATCTGGTAACATTGAGAGACTCGATCTTGATAATAAATTTGCACCTTTTTCTAGAGGTGGATATACTAGTGGTTGGTTAGAAATAAAACTTTCACTTCCAAGTTGCACAAGTCTACAACTTAGTAATATCTCTGATTTTACTGCGGTTATGGCGAAATATTTAGAAAGTATAGAAATTTACAATCTTAGTAGTAGCATTACTAGTTTTCAAAATATGTGTAGTGGATGCACTAACCTACAAAATTTTGTTATAGATCCTAGTCTTTCATCAAATGTAACTAGTTTTAGTAGTGCTTTTTCTGATTGTTATAATCTTGATCGAGCTCCGTATCTTGATACTTCCAGTGCTACAAACATATCTTTTATGTTCAATGAATGCTTTAAATTAAAAAAATTGCCTTTATATGATTTTAGTTCTGTCACAAACGCTACCGCTGCTTTTCAATCATGTACTTCTTTAGAAGAGATTCCACAATTTGATTTTAGTAGTTGTACAATTATGAGTAGTACGTTTGCAAGTTGTTACTCTTTGAAAGAAGTTCCATATTTAAATACAGGATTAGTTCTATCTTTTTCATCTTGCTTTTCAAGTTGTTATTCACTTGCAAAAGTAGCAGATTTTGATATGACCAGTGTTACAAGCGTAAATTTTATGTTTTCAAACTGTAGATCATTGATTACAGCTCCAAACTTTTTAAATTTTAATAGTAGTGGAGTAGATCAAGCAAGAAGTGTTTTCTCAAATTGTGTGGCTTTGAGAAAAGTTCCAGATACTGATTATACTTCATGTACTAATTGGGATGATCATTTTAGCAATTGCATTTCTTTAGAAAAACTTCCAAGATATAATATGCCAAATATGAACAATGGCAGAAGTAGTGTATTATACAATTGTGCAAATATTCAAGTTATTCCCAGTCATTGGAATTTTGGCACTGGAACTTCATCTTCTGGTCTTTCTATTAGTGGATGCGCATCACTACAAAGAATAGAATCTACTGATTTATATGACGTTTCATTTTCAGTTGCGAACGCCAAGTTATCCTTTAATTCATTGAATGAAATATACACAAACTTATCAACTGTTACTTCACAAACTATAACTGTATCTAGTAATCCTGGGACAGTTGCTGACAATACTTCTATTGCTACAGACAAAGGTTGGACTGTTACGGGATAATTTAGGAGATTAACTATGGAAAACACACAAGGATTTTATAAGAATGATAATGGTACATTACTTTATGGACCAAATTTTGTAATGAATTCTAATTATGAATTGAGAAAAGAGTCTAAGGATGACCATACATATCCTGTTGATGGATGGTATTGGTTTGATAGTCAGACAGAAGCATGTGAATTCTTTGGTATTGTAACACCAGAGGAGGTATAAAAAATGGCATTAGATTTTCCAGCATCACCAAGTTTGAATGATACTGTTACTATTGGAACAAAAACTTGGAAATACAATGGTGCAGCATGGCAAATAGTTCCACTAAACACTGAGTATAAAATTATCGATAATATTGCGTCTTCTTTTAATGGAACTACAACAGCATTTACTCTTACTAGCAATACGAACAAGTTCATAAATAGTGAAATAACAACAGCAGCGAGAGTAATGATATCAGTTGGTGGTGTGATTCAACAACCAGATCCAACTCAATCAAGTGGATTTTATATTTCTGGTGGAACGGATTTGACGACAGATCCTATTGTAATTAATTTTGTAGAAGCGCCAAAAGCAGGTCAAGACTTTTTTGGTGTAGTTTTTGGGTTGACAACTTCTACTACTGAATTAGATGCTTATGTTACACAAGAACAATCAATCGTAAATAGCATAGTATTTGGAGTATAGATCATGGCAAAAAGACAAGAAAAACAATACTTATTTGATGCTAGTGCGAAGACCGTAAAAATTCCTGGTCATAGAGATCTAAATGATCTTCTATTGATTATTAATGTAACTGCAGATACTGTAATATATTCGGTTGGAGTTGCTGGGAAAGGAGGAACTAAGTCTCATACACACCCAGAGCTAGGAACTGACCCAGACTTCCCATATTCTATTGATGGTCATTGTGTCTTCACATTAGATTTTGATACAACATCGATGAGTGATACGGATGAGTTGCTCATCTACGTTGAAGATAATGCTCAGGGACTAAAGGTTCGTCCTTTCGATTTTGGCACAGACGCAATTGAAAGAATACGTGTTGCTAATCCACAGTCACTAATTGACGCTGACTTTGAATATGGATTACAAGCAACTAAATGGCAGTCGGTTGGACTGAATAGAAATATCCCTTCGTTCTTTGAATTTCCTGGACCAGCACTAGTAGCATCTGAAATAGAGTCTTTAGGAGCTGCTACCTTTTCAACAGTGAGAGTAACAGTTACTACTGGAACTGCTCCTGATGTGGGAACACCAGTTTCAATTACTGGCACTGATAGTGATTTGGCGAATGGTTTGTTTGTTGTTAACGCAAATAACTCTCCTACATTATCTACTTTTGATGTTCTAGTCAAAGGAAGTATTGCTACTGGAAGTATATACAACCCAACGGTAGTAGTAAAAGAAGGAGGAACTTATGTTGGTTCTCCTATGGATATTAATACAATGACTGGTGATGGTGCTGGTGGTAATGTAACCGTTACATTCAATAGTCCACATGGTCTAGTTCCAGGTTCGCCTATTCTTGTTGTTGATACCACCGCAGGAACTCAATCACATGAAGGTAGATTCTTTGTTACGGAAGTAACAGATGGAGATACTATTGTTTATGATGCTGGTCAGACCGTAACTAGTGGTTCTATTACAACGACTAATGTTAGTCTAATAGCAATCAATGATAGTTTCTTTATTCATAGACCATTTGATGGTGGTGTTCTCGTAGGTCCATACTTACCTATTCATGGATTAGAAGCAAAGAGACAATCAAAAAGATACTTCCGTTATCAATCTGGTAAGGGAATTTTGTATTCCACTGGAGCACTGTTCAATCCAATCTTTGATTTACAGTCAGCATCGTGGAGTTCTGGCACAAATGAAATCACGATTGAAACTCAATTATCTCATGGATTACAAGCAGGTGCTACTATTGAATTATATGGTATCTCTTCGACAAATTACAACGGAACATATATTGTAAAAACTATTGTAGATGATAAAACATTTAGAGTAGATGAAGGAGCATCAGCGCCAACCGATGCCGCTGCCGTTCTTGATAACCAACCAAGAATTGCTATTACGAAATGGTCTGGATCATCTATTCGTTGTGGATTGTTTGACGATACTAACGGAGTTTTTTGGGAATTTGATGGACAAGAACTGAATGTAGTTCGTCGTTCTTCTACATTCCAACTTACTGGTGTCTGCTCTATTACAAATGGATCACAGGCAGTTACAGGAACAAATACAAGATTCACAGAACAATTAAAAGTTGGTGATAATATTCTAATCAAAGGTCAAAGATATCTGGTAACTACTATTACTAGTGATACTTCTATTTCAGTATCTCCAGAAAATAGAGGTGCTACTGTAACTAATTCAAAACCGACGATTATTAGGGAACTTCGCGTTCCACAAAGTAAATTCAACTACGATAAAATTGATGGAAAAGGAGCATCTGGATATAATATAGATCTATCCAAGATGCAGATGGTTGCCATTCAGTATTCATGGTATGGTGCTGGATTTATTGACTTCATGCTGAGAGGTCCAGAAGGAAACTTTGTTACTGTTCATAGAATATCAAACAGTAACTTCAACGCAGAAGCTTATATGAGATCTGGAAACTTGCCAGCAAGATATGAAGTTGTAAATTATTCAGCTTTAGATAAATTAGCATCAGCATCAGGAACTACTGGAGACATTACATTGGCAGATGCTTCCAGATTCCCAGAAGCATCAGCAACATATCCAGAACATGTTATGGTTACAAGTAATCAATCTGGAACTATTAGACATGAAATTATTAGTTATACTGGCAAATCTGGAAATGTATTGACTGGAACTACTAGAGCAGATTCTTATACACAATTCCTCGCTGGAGCATCTAGATCATTTAGTGGAGCAACCACAGCATATAATCACCCAGCAGGTTCAAGTGCAATTCTATTGAATACAACATGTGCTCCAACAATTTCACACTGGGGTTCTGCTGTAATTATGGATGGAGAATTCCAAGAAGATACTGGTTATCTGTTTAGTTTGTCAGTAACAAACGTAACTATTGCTGGTAATGGTATTCAAAATCTATTGTTGTTCCGTCCTGCTCCATCAGTTTCAGATACAATTCCTGGTCTTCTTGGAGAAAGAGAAATTATTAATAGATCACAGATCAAGCTACAAAGTTTAGAATTGAATAACAACTCAAGCAGAAACCTTGAGATTGCCGCTATCTTGAATCCAAGTAACGTTGGAGCAGCAACTTGGCAGAATGCTAATACCACTACTGTTAGAACTGTAACTGCTTTCCAACCATCATTTGCACAATATGCTACTTCAGGTGGAACTCTTGCTGGAACAACAACAGCACCAGAAGATGGAGAGATTTTATTTAGATATCTTTCTGCTTCTGGAACTGCTACATATGATTTGTCTGCTATCAAAGAAGTTCAAAACTCTATCATTGGTGGAGACTCTACTTATCCAGATGGACCAGAAGTAATTGTATTTACCATTGCTAATAACAATTCCCAGTCAGCAACTGTTGATATCATTCTTCGTTGGACGGAGGCACAAGCATAATGGCACTAACTAGAGGACAGATATTAATAAATCCAGAAATTATAAGTGGAGTAGCAGCAGACGGAGCATCTCTAATTTTTTATGAGGGTTCTACAAATGGAACAAATACTGTTTCTTTAAAAGCACCAGATTCATTAGCAGCAAATTATACTCTGACTTTGCCAGCAGATGATGGTACAGCAAATCAATATTTACAAACTAATGGAACTGGAGTTTTATCTTGGGTAGATGCACCAGGAGCATCTGCTGCAGGATCTGATACACAAATACAATATAATAGTTCTGGATCATTTGCTGGTGCTACTGGAATTACTACAGACGGCAGCAATCTTCTTATTGATAGTCAAGGAGATCTAAGACTTGGAGATGGCACAAACTATCTTGCTTTTCAAGCTCCTGCTTCTATTGGAGCAGTTCGAACTTATACATTACCAGCAACAATTGGTTCAGCTGGAGACATATTGCAGATTGCTTCTTCTCCAACACCAACAGCAACTGATGCTACTCTAGTTTGGGCAAATGCTTCTGGAACAACTCAATCTGCTGCTGGTGGATCTGGTGATATTCAGTTCAGTGACGGTGCTGGAAACTTTACATCAGACACGGATATCAACTTTGATGCTACTAATACACGTTTGAATATTGGTAATAAAACTGATGCTAGTGGAAATCTCTTTGTTGAAGGCACTGTGTTTACCCCAGTTGCTATTAAAATTAGCGAATCAGGAGCAAACAGAGGTCCAATTACAAACTTAATAAGAGAATCACTTAGTCCAGCAGCAGATGATTTCATGGCGTCAATTGATTGGCTTGGTGCTTATGATGCTGGTCCGCCATCAGGAGTGCAGCAGGGATATGGATACACGACAATAATTTCCCAGATAGAAGATCCAGATGAAGATGGCACTACATCTGGATCTATTGGACCAACTTCAAGTTTTAGTGTTTATCTTTCTAATAAAGATGCAGGAAATCTTGGCATTGTTTCAAGATCTTTTTATTCTACAAGCAATGGATCTAGTGTAGTTGCAAACTGGCCAGTCGCTAGCGTTAATTATACTGGATTTACTATACAATGCACAAATGATTCTGGAGGTAGCACAAGCAACGTAAGTGTCGGAGCAGATTCAAGATTACTTAGTTGTACATATCAGGGCACTAGTGTTTTTCAGATTTCTCCCGATGGTGTTGCTATAGGTCAAGGAATATCATTACAAGATGACGACAGAACTAATACAGTTCTTATACAAGCACCAGCAAATGTAACTAATGATTATATTATCACTCTCCCTGCTGCAGGGGGTGCTGCAAATGACATTCTCCAGTTTGACGGATCTCAAAATGCTTCATTTGTTTCAAATACCAGAACTCTCAACTTTGTAATTGATGGTGGTGGTTCTGCAATTACTACTGGAAAGAAAGGAGTAATTGTTATTGATGGAGATTATACAGTAACTGGTTGGACGATTATTGCAGATCAATCTGGAAGTATTGTAGTTGATGTAAACCGTTCTACTTTCACAGGATTCCCAACAACATCTTCTATTGCTGGAACGGAACTTCCAACATTATCTTCAGCACAGAAAGCAGAAGATCTCACATTATCTTCATGGACAACTACACTATCCGCAAGAGATGTGATAGAATTTGAAGTTGACTCTGCTACAACTGTTACAAGAGTTACAGTCGCATTACGTTTAGTACCCAGTTAATAATCATGACATTTAGTAAAAAATTAGCACAAAGAAATAAAGACCACAGAAGTTCTCTAGATGCTAGTCAACTAGAGTCTATGAAAAAACTAGAAGAAAATAAAAATTTATTAGACGACAGCGAATCACAACAACCCACTGAATAATTATGGCAACTGAAACTTTATTACCTGATGCAGTAATAGGAACTCCTGTAGGATTTAACAATGACGCTGTAATTGCAAATTTGGATGAAGGTGTTGCTAATGCTGATGGAACGTTTGCTACTGCTGATACTAGTGGAGCAACTGAAATAATTCTTTCTTTTCCATCACCAACAGACACTCTAACTAGTGGAGCAAACTTACAAACCTTTAGGGCAGTTGTAAAGAAAAATGCTAGCGGTGGAAATAATCCAACAGTTCAGTTAGTTGTCTATGAGTCTGGAAGTTCTACAGGAACATCTAGTAATAATATTACGGTATCATCTACCACAGGTCAAACCATATCATTTACCTGGAATGCCAATATTCTAGCAGCACTATCTGGAGCTAACGTTGAGGTTGGTATTATTCAGACTGGTGGTGCTAGTGGAAGACGAAGTAATAGAAGATATGTAGAAGTTGATACTGCCGAATGGATTGCTGACTATACGGTTGCTCCAGTTGGCGGAGGAGCATATTCCTTCTCTACCTTCTTTTGATAAATACTTAATAAAGTAGGTTGTAAGGATGGCTCAACCAGCATCTAGGGCAGAGTTTACTGATTACTGCCTAAGAAAATTAGGCGCACCAGTATTAGAAATCAACGTTGATGATGATCAAGTTGATGATCTGATTGATGATGCCATTCAGTTTTTTCAAGAGAACTGCTACAATGGTGCTGAGCGTGCTTACCTAAGACACAAAATTACTGCTGACGATCTAACAAGATTTGATGGAGAACTAACTACAACATCTGGAACTACTAATTGGGAAGAGGCAACAAATTATATTCCTATTCCTAATCACGTTGTTGGCATTACAAGAGTATTTGGTCTAGTCAGCAACTCAATCCGTTCTAACCTTTTTGGTGTTGAGTATCAGTTGTTCCTGAACGATCTGTATGCGTTTGGATCACTAGATATCCTCAACTACTATATGAACAAGCAGTATCTAGAGACACTGGATATGGTCCTCAACAATGGATCATTCCAGCAGTTCAGATACACAATGCGTCGTGATCGTTTATATCTTGATATCAATAAGGCATTCCTCAAAGAGGATACTTGGTTATTGATTGAGGCACATCGTCTTGTTGATCCTACAGACGCAACCGAAATGTATAATGATATGTTCTTGAAGAGATACGCTACTGCTCTAATCAAAAGACAGTGGGGTCAAAACATGATCAAGTTTAATAACGTACAACTTCCTGGTGGTATTACCATGAATGGAAGACAGTTGTATGAAGATGCTGTTGGAGAGATTATGCAAATAGAAAGTGAAGTCCTCAGCAAGTATGCTATTCCACCTATGGACATGATCGGATAAGATGCCTACCAGTCATTACTTTCCACTCTATCTAAAAAATGATAGTGGGGAACAAAACCTAGTTCAAGATTTAGTAGATGAGCAGATCAAGCTCTTCGGTAGTGATGTCTATTATCTCTCTAGAAAGACAACTCAAGATGGAGTTCTTGGTGACATTATCTTCTCAGAGTTCAATGAGAAAATAGTTATAGAAGCGTTCTTACAAAACGTAGAAGGATTTGGAGATACTTCAGAATTTATCAGTAAGTTTGGTCTAAAGATTACTGATGAAATCAGGATTACTATCTCCGCAAGACGATGGGATGAAGAAGCACCTAGATTGAAAAATCTAGAAATTATGACAAGACCCAATGAAGGTGATCTAATATACTTCCCACTAACAGAAGATATATATGAAATAAAATTTGTAGAAAGAGAACAACCTTTCTATCAGTTAGGTAAAGTATATTTCTATACTCTAACTTGTGAAATCTATGATGTTGGTAGCGATGATTTCAATACTGGAATTCCTGAGATTGATGATGACGCACTAGAAACAGATTACTCCATTACTCTTGTATTGGATGAAGGTGGAACTGGCAACTACTATCAAAATGATATTATAGAATATCACACTGTTGGTGAGTTGTTAGGTAATACAACATATACTCCAACTGGTATAACTGCTAAGGTAGCAGACTGGGATGCACCAACTAGATCATTGAAACTAATCAATATTACTGGAGACTTTGCAGAAGGACAAGCTGTACTAAAACAAAGTGGATCTTCTTATACCAGTGATGGTGTATACATTATAGGAGATCAAAGTCCTACTGTCAATATTGATGACAGCAATAGTGAATATGATGATAATAAATACATAGAAGTTGAAGCGGATGACATTCTCGACTTTACAGAGAGGAATCCATTTGGCGAATATGGAAACTTTACTGATGTCTTCTAATGTTAGGATCTCATTTTTATAACGAAACTATACGAAGAACTGTCATTGCTTTTGGAACTCTATTTAATAATGTAGAGATCAGAAGAAAAGATCCTTCGGATGATTCTATTATTGAGCAACAGAAAGTTCCTCTTGCTTATGGACCTAAGCAAAAGTTTTTAGTTCGATTGGAAGAGAACCCAGATCTTCGTAAAGTATCAATCACATTGCCACGTCTCTATTTTGAGATGACAGGTCTTGACTACGATTCTGCCCGTAAGACATCACCAATTCAAAAATACAAAACGATCATTGATGATAATGGTAATGAGGTCCGAACTCAATATGTTCCTGTTCCTTATAATATAAATTTTGAACTAGGTGTAATTGCAAAGTCTCAAGATGATGCACTGCAAATTACAGAACAAATACTTCCATATTTTCAACCATCATTTTCATTAACATTGAATATGATTCCAGATATGGATGAGAAAAAAGATGTTGCTATAGTTCTCAATAGTATAAGTCATGAAGATAACTGGGATGATAGTTTTTTAGAACGTAGATACATTGTATATACTCTAAACTTCACTGCTAAAACTTATCTCTACGGTCCATACAACACTGCTTCTGTTATCAAGAAAGCAATCATTCACGAAACGCTTGGTGATAATAATGTCAATCGTAGAACTATTACAAGAACATACACGCCAAAAGCAACAACAGATATCAATGAAGATGGTAACATTGATGGTTTAGACGATCTTCTATTGACCGCTGATGATGACTTTGGATTTAATGAAGGAATTGAATTCTTATGAGCCTAGAAGAAAACATGGAGGAGATCCTCAATATCAGTGCTGAACCTGTGGTGGATAAACCACCAGTAAAGGTTGAGAAAACTGATGACGATCGCCAGAAAGATTATGAATATACCAGAGGCGAACTATACAGCCTCATAGATCAGGGTCAGGAGGCGGTCAGAGGCGCTTTAGAGGTCGCTCAGGAGTCAGGGCACCCGAGAGCGTATGAGGTCGCTGTAGCGGCAATGAAGCACGTCGCAGACATGACTGAGAAACTACAGGATCTTCATAAGAAGATGAAGGATCTTGACGAGGAAAAGAAAGGTCCAACCAAGGTCACAAACAACGCTATGTTTGTCGGTAGCACTGCGGAACTTCAGAAGATGCTGAAGCAGATGAACGGCAACAAGAGATAAATAGCTCAGAGGTGTAATCTAGATGGCATACACAAGATACGATTACAATAATGTTATTGTGTCTCCTCAACCTGCTAGCACAACTGTCAATCAGTTTTCTGGCACTGAGGGTTGGAGCACTGTGACTTATAGTGATTGGAATGGTGATTATGTCGCACATGATTATTCTAATGCTGTAAGAACTCCTGGCACATATCAAG